ATGTTTCTGGACACCCTGATACACAAGGCTTTGCGCCATGTCCAGAAGGTCAGTTCGGGAATTATTTCGGGACTCAGCGACTCGGATTTGCATTTGCTGCTCTCCGCCTAGATCAGCGCACCCACGGTGTCATCCTCTCTCGGCTGCATTCACTTGAACGAGCCATCCGTTCTTGCATTGCATCGCGGGCCGCATCTCTCGTGAGCTATTAATTGTGCAGGAGTGACTATGCAACTTGACATCATGATCTTCTATGCCAAGGTGCGCCAAAGCTACGAGGGGGAAGCATGGATTTCGCAGCACGGCGCCGTTTTTACGCGGCGGTCGAGAAGGAACGCAACTCTAAGGTCATTGCATTTATAACGAGCGACCGGGCTGGAGCGGAGACCCAAATCGCTCATGACTGCGTGTCAATGTTCGTTGATATCTTAGATGAAATTGGCCCCACCGCTAAAATATCGCTCGTCCTACACACAAACGGCGGCCAAACAGCAACCGCATGGCAGTTGGTCAATTTGATCAAGTCATTTTGTGAACAGTTCGAGGTCTTGATCCCATTCAAGGCGATGAGCGCAGGTACCCTGATCTCGCTCGGGGCCAACGAGATCGTGATGTCGAAACAAGCAGTGTTAGGGCCGATCGACCCGAGCCTCACACATGCCTTGGGGCCGCTGATTCCGATGGGCAATCAGATGGCGCGGGTCCCCGTAAGTGTTGAAGCGGTACGAGGATATTTGGATGCGGCCGAAGAACTGAAAATCACCGATGCTCACACGCTGGGCTCGATCCTGATGGATCTTTCAAACAAGGTCCATCCGCTTGTGCTTGGCGAAATTTTTCGGTCACGTGAACAAATCCGCTTCCTGGCTGACAAACTGCTTCGACACAGCGTGCAAGATTCAGAAAAGGTTAAAGCGATAATCGACTTTCTGTGCGCCGACTCTGGAAGCCACGACTACACTATCAACCGCCGTGAGGCACAGGGTCTCGGGCTTCCAGTAGTGAAGCCAAGCGCTGAGTTTTACGGGATTTTAAAGAAGCTGCATAAGAGTTACACTGAAGAAATGAAGCTCCTGCAGCCGTACAATCCAAACGTGGAACTTGGGCTGGCTGCACAAGCGAACTATCGCCTCGTACGTGGGTTGATAGAGAGCCCGACCGGTAAGAGTAGCTATGGATTTTTATCAGAGGGTACGCTAGTGCGCTCTCAAGTTCCGAATCCTGCAGAGCCCTCCGGCGTCTCAGTTGTTGTAGCCGACCAAAGATCATTCGAGGGGTGGAGAAAGATATGATCAATTACCAGGCAACATCAGATGCCACTAGTACCTACCGCGACACTGCTAACGCACAGGCTTTGAGCGTCAACTCCGCGGCTGATTTGGGAAACATCGTAGCCATCATCAGGGATTCGGCAATTCGCGTGTCGGCACCATCCTTAGTCAGCGAGGTCGTCAAAATCGACCAGCAGAACATCGGAATTGTTCGGTAGCCAGCTGCTCATTAGCCGTCAATCCTCAATACGGTCGCATCGTCTGCCCGTTCCCTGACTCCTTTGAACGACGCGTGCCGCAGCTTGCCGTCATCGGTCCAGGCGCGATACTCGACGTCGGCGACGAGCAGCGGCTCGACGAAGACGGCGCCTTTTCGCCTCAGGGCGACTGCCGGCTTTTTCGTCACCATCCCCTCGAGCAGCTTCCGGAGCTCGCGCGACAGGTCGTGTGACCAGCCAGTACCGCAGCCGCCAACATAGACGAGTTCGTCGCCCTGATGCGCGGCCAGCAGCAGCCGACCGAGATGACCAGGCACGGTCGACGGCTCAAAGCCGACGATCACGAAGCTGTCCCGGCGCTTGCAGGTGATCTTCTGCCACCACTCGCCCCGGCCGGAGCGGTAGGGCTTGTCTATGTGCTTGGCGATGATGCCTTCCAGCCCGTGCGCGCAGGCGACGCGGAAGAACTCGTCGCCATCCGCCTGAACTTCTTCCGAGAGCCGAATTGCCCCCTCGCGTCCGGCGACGAGCGGTTCGAGCAATCGCCGGCGCTCGCGCAGCGGCAGACGGCGCACGTCGCGGCCATCGAGGTAAAGAACGTCAAAGGCGTAGAAGACGATCACACCGGCTTCGACTGCTGACGGCAAGCGCCCGAGAGCCCGTTGCAGCATGCCGAAATCCGAGCGGCCCTGATCGTTCAGAACAACCGCCTCCCCGTCGAGGATAGCTGTCTTGACGGCAAGGCGCCGCGCGTCATCGGCGATCGACGGAAAGCGATCGGTCCAATCGTAGCCGCCGCGCGTGAGTATCCGCACCCGGCCGGGCTCAATGTGAACGGCAATCCGGTACCCGTCCCATTTCACTTCGTGGGCCCAGTCCGACCCTTTCGGCGGCTTGGCGACCAGCGTAGCAAGGCAGGGATCGACACGCGCCGGCATGGGATCGATTGGAGCGGTATCGCGGGGCTTCTTTGAGGATGCTTTGGCCATCAGGCCATTAACGCACAGGCCCGCGAAAAGCCGAATTGACTCTTTCGGCTTAGAGAACATATTGAGAACACGCCGAGCGCATTTGTGGGCGCTTCCACGACTTGAGGCAAATGTTGCAACCTTGATTGAGGAGGATCAGCCGTGTCCGATCTCCCTAAACCGAAATACAAATGGCGGCAGACTTGGCCGAACCACCCAAAGCACTTTTGCGGCTACGACGGCAGCCGGCATATCGCGTCCATTTACTGGAACCACATGGGCTGGTGGAACTGGTTCATGTGCTGGAACTGGGCGAAGAACGCGAGCAGATGGAAGCGCCCGAATGGTCAGGCCGGATCAGCAAGGGAGGCAGCTCTCGAAGCCGAAAAATGCTACGAAGCAATCCTCAGGTGTGAATGGCCCGGCATGGCGCCCGAGGATCTGCAGTGCATGCTCGACAACGAGGAATGGATGCGGACCAGACTGTAGGAGCTTTGGGAACAAAGGGGCCATAGATGCGTTACCTTGGCGCCGCGCATTTTAGCGGCGCCAAGTCCCCCAACCTGTTCGTAGTGCCCGCGCAGGTCACCCGACGCGGGCGTTCTTATTTTAGGAATGACCGAGGAACAGCGCTTTCAGTTGCCCTGTTTGTCACCTTTTTTGTGCCCGACGTCGCGGCTATCCGCATAGGCCTTGCCACCGTCTTCAAAGACGGTGATTGCCATCAGCGGCGTTGCAACCAAGTATGCCACCCCAAGAAGCGATACAGCGATAAGCCGTTTCATTGCTTTACCCCTCACATAACCGGTTGACAAAGGTGCGACCTTCGGCCGGATCACCCACCGAGCGACATTCATCGCCTCGATTGTGAAATCGGCACCAGGTTGCGCGACTAGAATACGGCAGAGAGAAAGGCCGCGGCAATATAGGTCACGATATATGTGACCAACTTACTCAGGCGAGTGCCGTTGCACGGTGTGGGAAGCTCACGCCGAGTGAGTGGGCAAAAGAGGCTTTTGGCGGTGGCTGACTAGAGGGCGGTGGCCGGATGACGAGGACGGCGGCGGCAGGCAGCGCCACCGACGACGGCAGCCCCGCCTGGAGCCTGACATCAAAAGAGCTGCAGTGGCGAAAAGGGGACCGCTGCAGCTCCAATCGCGACGCCTTCCATCATCCGCTTGGGGTCTCGCCCTGTTCCAACCAAGGGACCGTTTCAAACGTCGCTTACTAATATTGTACTCTCAGCGGACCGGAATCAAGGGAAAGCGCCTAGCTTGTCAGCGCCGGACTCGCTTCTTAACGTCAGAGAACGGCTCTCGCCCCAGAGCCTTCGCTATCTTCCGATAGCAGTGCCCACCCATCCCAGGTATCCGCAGCATCTCTTCTGCGGGTAGGTGCTGCATGCCTCCGACCACCTCATATCCGAGCTGATTCAGCTCGTCGAGGAGCCAGGGCGTCAGTTTTAAATCTGCAAGTTTCGTGTCCATGAAAAGAGAAAAGCAGACCGAAGCGCATCACGCAATTTGTCGGATTCAACAATGCCTGGCGAGCTACCCCCCCCCCGGGCAGGCGCGCGGTTGCATGCCGTCGCCCCAGTAGCGCCTAGGGTCACGGCACTTGCCCCAGTTTCGCCTTATTGCTTCACATCAACCGCTACGCGTGTATAGTTCGAACGTTAATCAACCAAGGAGAGGGTTATATGCGAATTTTTCTAGCATCTTTGCTGGTAATGTTGAGTGCAACTGCGTCGTATGCCGGCAGCTGCAATCACTCTTGGCAACAGGCGTCTGACGGCTCCAGATGCGGCGGAAGGGCGGCCGATCAACGGCCCGGCGGCTAACGCAATAGCGGCAAGCGAAGGGCCACGGTGAGCTTATCGTGACCTTTCACCCAATGCAGCATCTCGTCACCATGGCCTTGGAGCTGCGAGAAAAAACTGTGATTGCGCACCAACATCGTTTCCGCTGTCTCTACTGGCGCCTGATCTGCGCGCCGTCGCGCTGGCCGGCTTCGATCCTCTGTAGGATCTCCCGCATCACACGTGTATCGATGGATAGGCTGTTGAGCGTGTTCTCGACGGCCTTCATTGACGTCGCCGCTTCGGCCGCCTGTTTCTCCACCGCCGATATTCGGAGCTCGTGATTGTCTATTTGCCGGAGGGAGACCTCAGCCGCAGTCAGGCGCTTGTCGAGACGATCGATGGAATTCGCCTGCGAGTCCTGATTGGCGTTCACCCTCTCCCAGGTCGCGCCCCACGCTATGAGGCCGCCGGCAAAGCCGAACAGGATCACGAATGTGTTGAGGTTGAATTCAAACCTCCATTTCGGAGTTGCGACCATCTTTTCGGTTTCCTGTGTTTCAGCCAATGCCCTGCCCCTCGTATGCAATGCTGGATGGTTTACTGCTGCGCCGCGTCGTGGCGGGCGCATTCGCTCTGGGTCCAGGCGCGGGCGCCGCATAGGCCAGCGACCGTTTCGTCAATCATGTCCTGATCGGCCGGCGTTGCGCCTCGAGTGCCAATCAAAGACGTACCGACGACAGCCCTAGCCGCCTGGTTGAGCCGATCTTTCGACGCAGAGACCTGTTGCGTTGACGTACAGGCGGCCGCGCTCAATGCACAGGCGGCGGTTAAAGCGAGCGCGATCAGCCTCATCTCGCAGTTCTCCGATTGCTTTCGTGGTGGCGGCTTCGAGTTCGGCGCGTTCGAGCTTCCGGCCCTCTTCCCTTGCGGTGGGGATGATCCAGAGGGCGTTGACTGCCTGCGTGACAAGCAAGATGACGAAGCCGCCGGCGATCGCGCCAGCGGCAAGGGAGATGCGGCTGAACATCACGCCTCCTCCCAGTCTGGCATGTCGACCGTCTGGCCAGCGAGCGCATGCGTGCAGTCCGCAAGAAACTGGATGCGGCCGTGTCGGTCACGAACGAATGGCAGATTGCAGGCGGCGCACCGTCCTTGCCGGCATCAGGGCCGTTATACGTGACGAGCACAGAAGGCGTGAACGTCGGGACATCGGGATTTCCGTTGTACCCCCAACAGCCGGGGCTAGCGCCTTCGACGCGGATCATGTGCGCTCCGTCACAGCCTGGGCACCAGAACATGAGCCGGCCGCCCTCGACGCTTCGGAGCTTTCTCGAGAGAGCAGCCATCACGCCATCCCCTCTACCTGTTTCGCCACCGCCTTCCGATCGGCGTTCTTCCTCCAGTAGAGGAAGCCGGCAATGCCGGCGAACGCGATAAGGATCAACAATAGGTTCTGCCACGGTATGCCGCCGATCGCGGTAAGCAACGAAGCGCCGCCGCCGATGACAGACGGCGTGATCACCTCTTTCGACTTCCACCACGGCGCATCGAGGCTCGGCGGCGTCACAGGAACCGGTACCAGCTTCTCCTCGGTCACCGGCGCGGCTTTGACCTCCGGCCGTTCCGCTTCGCCCGGAGTGAGCGCCACAAGCGCCGTGTGCATCGCAGCGCGCGTTTTCGGTCCGACATCGCCGTCCACCTGCAGCCGCTGGTCGGCCTGGAACTGAAGGACGTTGTCGGCGCGGTAGCCGAGCAGCACGAGCGAGATGCGCGCCAGCCGATCGAAACGATCGGAGAGGCCATTCTTTCCGCCGTTGATCTTCTTCGTGATCGTTTCGCCGTCGCCCTCGTCTGCCCAGCGGTTCAGGTCGCGGGTGTCCCAATAAAACAGAGGCACCAGGCCTTCCCAAGGGTCGGAAGTGACCGCGTCCGGATCCTTGACGAAGTCCGGGCAGTCGAGGCCGGCGGCGCCGCACCAGTTGCGGAACTGGCGGTAGTTGTCCTTGCCGGTGAGCTGCATGCCAGTGCGGCCGCGGTAGAAATAGCCGTCGCCATCTTTTTCCGGCGTGTTGCCGAGATCGGTGCGGGTTTCGTAGCGCTGTTGCGCGGGCGTTGGGCCCCAGATCTCGCGATCGTAGCGGAAGTCTCCGCTTTCATGCATGAGCTGGGCGAAATACTGTGAGAGACGGTGCGGCCGATCCATGCCGAAACGCTCCCCGTACCTGTCCAGTGCCACAAGCACGGACGCGAGGTTGCTCTCGTTCACCCTGCCCTTTGCGGCCGCGCGAATGTGCTGAGCGGTGATGGCGCTCATTCGTTTCTCCTGATTGTCGTTGGGGAATGCTCGGGGGGGCTAAGCCACACTGGTTAATGGCGGCCGGCGGTGGTCCGGCTTAAACTGACGTTGGTCGTCTTGCCCCTCGCAGGCGGCCGGGAGGCTCGTCACCGGCCAGCTGCCTTGACGGGCCTCGCCATTGGTCCCACATTGGCGGAAATGGAGGTTTGGACTTGGGCTTGGACATAAACGACAGCGAAGCGGAAAGTGCGGGCCCAATCGAGCTGGTAACTGACCTCTCAGAAATCGTGGCACAGTGCGCCGCTTCCAATCTTCTGGATTTTGCGGCACAGATTGCCGGCCTCGCCGAGGACCTCAAAGCTCTAGCGGCTAGGCCAATCGAGCCCATACCGACATTTTCCGAGGCAGACGATCAGCCTGAAGCAGGCCTCTCCGACATCACTTTGGAAATCGAGCCATCAATACAGTAACGCGGCAAAAAGAGCCGCTACGAAAACGACTGCTGCGAGAGCTGCAGTCCATTCTATTATCTTGACGCGCTCACTAGGACGCATCGCACTCCTCCTTCGGTGCGCCCCCTGGAAACGAAACGTTCCCCAACAAGGATGGTTGCCCTCAAGCGGCATCGGCGCCGGGGCACAGTCTTATCCATCTGAATTTTCCTTCTGGGGTTTGGACGATTTGGATTAGCGCGCCGAGCCTTCAAGCTCGACTTGTGACTGCCTTTCTGCTCCATTGGATGCAAAGACGGAGCATTCATGGAACTTCTGCAGCGTGAATAAACGCCTCTCTGGCAAACGCTTTGGATGTCGAAGTGCTCTATCTGGCGCAGATAGAGGATGCGGGATGAAAAAACGGAACGCTACCTCGCGAGACTTGCGCCACATGCGAGCGCCCTAACGAGGGGTGGTGCCGCCCATCAGATCGGAGCGATCTGTTACCGAACCAACGAAACGGGCGTCTTAGAAATCTTTTTGATCACAACTCGCGCTTCCGGCCGGTGGACGCGTGGGAAGAGGCTGGCGTAGCTGGAAAAGCCAAGAAGCGAGCACTCGGCTATTTCACCGATTTAAAAACTCTCGACGACGGACACAAAACAGCATCGGCCGTCGAGGTGTTCAGGCTGAAGGTGGACGAACTGCACCACGAGTTCCCGGAACACGGAGAGAGGCAGGTGGCGTGGCTGTCTCCAGTCGAGGCCGCCAGCGTGTGCAGGAGCCGGAACTGCAAGGTTATTGATGCGAATACTCAAAGAATCACGCAGCCAGATTTCCACGCTGGTGATCTGGAATTTTAGCGGATGCTCATTTTTTTCTTCAAGTACCATTTCACAAAGCTTTTGACTAAGTTACAGAGAGCAACCCTCCCAGGGAACGGGTGCGACGGTTGTGAAATGCTGCTGTCGGACGGGTCGGACGGCAATCTAGACCCGTCGCTGGTACGCTCCGCGAGTGCGCCAGCCGCCCGGTAAAAACGGCCGAGTGTCTTACGAGTGGGACCGCAAGCGAGCTCATCGGAAGAGCGTGATCAGGTTCCTCGTCGCGCTAGCCGTGCCAGCCTTATTGCTCAGTTCAGCGATTGCTGTCGCCGAATGGGCGAGAGCCCCAACCGCTACAACTGCGGCCACTGAAACGCCGGCAGCTCGGCCATGAACTCTTCGACACTCGGCTGCGGTCGCACGCCGGCCAGCACCTTCACCAGCTCGGCCGTGGAATAGGTCCACACTGCCGATCGCCAGGCAAACAGCGCCTCGCCTTCGGCCGAGAACTGCGGGTTCGGATCGCCGCGATAGGTGATGGCGGTCTGGATGCCGTCATATTGCCGCTCGCGCGCCTTGGCATCGAGATGCGCCTGGATAGCGGCGGAGTATTGCGCCTGCAGCGCTACGCGCGCTTCCGCTGCCTTTTGCTCGGCCGTGACAACTTTCGATAGGTCAACCGTCCACATTGGCGGGCTCCTCTTCAGCAGTGTCAGGGATAGACGGCTGCGGATCGGCCGGCAATGCAATCATCCCGTCGGGCGGGTCGATGAGTGGCGGTGGAAATGCGATCGCCTGAGAAGGGCCCGGGCCGTGCGGCAGGATGAGCGTCAGGTGAAGCTCGCCGGCGGTCCGTTCGACGGAGCCGACAAGCCATTCACAAGGAACCTCGCCGGCCGGGATCGTCGCGCCGTCCGGCAAGGTCGAGAAGTCGAATGGCACACCGTTGATCGTGAAAACGTCGCCTGCCCTGGTGACCGTCAGGAGGTCATCGCGGCGTTGGGGAGAGAACTTGATTTGCATTAGAACCACCTTCCAAGGGCACCAAATCGGATCGTGTCGCTGGTCCGGGAGGCATAGGCGTAGGCCGACCCCACCCACGAACCGAAAGCAGTTCTGGGGTTCACCCAGGCGTTAATTGTCGTCGTCACGTGACCGAACCCTACCGGCTGAATTCCGGTGAAAAGCACCGGCATCGGCGCACTCACGGCATTGGAATAAAAAACGTTGCCAGCAGCCTGGGTCATTGCGACGGGAAGTTCCGGTGACGTGCAAATCATGGTGCCGTCGGCAAATTTGACGTACTCCCCATTGGCATTGCTGCCCCGTTCAATGACGGCGCCAGCAGGAAAGCCCGCGGAGTTTGATACGGTCCCGACAACCGGTAGCTCAACAATCGTCCAGTCCGTCCAGCTTGTGCCGCCGTTGACGGTGTTCCTTCTGAAGACCTGGTTGTTGTCTCGGTAGAAATATTGAAACACGGCATTGGCGCTTCGCTGGAGAACCACGAGCGTGCCTGTCGTGGCTGCCGAGGCAGCTCCGGCATAGGTGTTGGCCCAGTTCCCCGAGAGTGTGTAAACGCCGGCAACGGTGATCGTGTTGAGGTCGCCATCGACCAATCCGACATCACTGTTAGCAGGGGATCGCACGGATCCACCCCATACAGGACCAAGCTTCAGGAGGGCGTCGAGCACACCCGTCGACGAAAGCAGGTCGCGCCCCTTTGCCTTGATGTCCGCCAGCGCGCCCGAGTTTGCACCGGTGAAGTAGGCGAACTTGTCCGCCGCGGGGTCGAGCCCGGCTAGCGCAGCCAGCGTCGCATTGTCTAGCCGCTGGATATAGGTCGAGAGCGCCTGGGCATTGACGGTTTGCTGCTGCAGGTAGGCCGTGTCGCGGATGATCCAGTAGCCCTGCCCGGCCGCCGTGGTGCCGCGCCAGGGCTTGGCCAGCGTCAGCTGCGTGTTGCTGTCGACCGAGAGGATCGGGACCGGGTTGCCGTTGCTGCTGTCGAGCCCGAAGATCCCGCCGGCAATCAATGCGGTCGCCCAGGCAGTCCCAGCGCCGGTGACAACGGCACTGCCGGCGGTCACGGAAACCGTGCCGGTTACATAAGGTATGGTCATGTCAGGAGTTCCTAAGCTGGAATGCCGAGAATGTAGTAGCGGATGCCGAGCACGTGATCGGCGCCTTCCGTTCGCCACGTGCCCGGATCATCTGCATCGTTGTAGTAATCGCCGGGCTGACCGCGATGGGTGACAAACGTGGCGCTTGTCTGTGTGAGGCGGCAATGGGAACTATCACCGCACTCGAAATTGCTGTTGGTCGAATAGACGCGTTGACGAACGGTCGGAAGCTTGATCGATTCGGTCCAACTGCCAACGCTCGTTTCCGACCCCGCCCCGTGTTTGGTCATGTATTTGACCATCGGGAACATGCCGGAAGCGTCAAAGTTGATGATCGTTTGGAGCGGGCTTCCTACCGCAACACTGAAATAGCCTTCCGCAATGATTTGCACACAAGGCCAGCGCGTATCGATGATGATATCCGCCCATGATGGCGGGTTGGCTGAACCAGGGCGCAAGAACTGCACAACGTCTTGGCCGCCTTCCGTGAATTCCCTTAGCACGCGGTTACTGCCATTCGTCGGCGGGTCTCCTGCGTCAAGGTAGAGCATGAACCGGGCGCGCATCGTATCGGACGAACTGAAATAAATTCGCGAGCCGCTGAACCAATAATCCGCACCGAGGCCGTTGCTCATGTTCGGATTGAACGGGTAATAGATCGTTGATCCCTCGTAAAAATGAACATCAAGGGCGATGTTTGCCGGCAAGGTGATGCCGGTCTCGTAGAAGGATTCACCGGCAGGAATGGCGATGTCCGCGGCGGCAATGACCTTCACGGGCACACGGCGGCTGTCGAACGAAACCTGCCATTCGTTCGCCGTCTCCGCGTTGTAGCCGGGCTTTGCGATGATCATCTTATCGGATCGCAGAATGATGTTCTTCGATCCATTTGGAGCCAAGGGCGGCGCTTCCAGCGACGGGTCTTCATTGCCGGGCAGGTTCCACACGATCAACCGCTTGTCTCGTGACAAGAAGCGGTTGTATGCATCGTCATTCGTTGACGTGGTGATTTTGGCGTAAGTACCGTATGGGAAATCACCCCATTGACTGACACTGCCGCTAAAGTTCTTCATCCACGGGGCCTGATACCAGTTCCCCATAAAGAAATAACCGCCTTGGTCGTTATAGTATTTCCCTGAATAGCGGCGCTGAATTCGCTGCTGGTTGAAACGCCCGGTGTTCGTCCGTGTGGCTTTCACATCAAACAGGGGCATATTGTATTTGCATTTCGGGAATGCGGAATTACGGAACAGCCATGTCGACTCCCCGCCGCCTGATCCTTCCATCTTCTGATAGTTGGACGCGTTCGACCCTGCCGGGTAATAATTGTATTGGACACTTCCGCCAGAGCTAATTTGATTGATACGCTCGATATGCGCAATCGACGCGTTCAGAGCGTATTTCGAGTTATAGAGGAACTTCGATCGCTGACTGTCCGGCGTCGTGCGCGGATTGTCGGCGTCATTCTTCATGATCTTGATGCAGCCGGCGCCGGTCGAGTCGACGCCAATCATTGTCCTGGTCATCAGCTGAAGATCTCGATCGTGCCGTTGTTGAGGTCGATTTTCATTTTGCCGTTCAGTGACTGAAGAAGACCGGCATTGACCGTGCCGATGTTGGCAACGGCCAGCTTCAACTCTCCGTCTTCGAAGACGAGTGGGTAATGGCGGCTGTTGCCTGACGTGACGAGGAACTGATCCGCCTGCACGGCCATGCGCGATTTCTGCACACCGCCGTCGGTGTAAAGCTCGACATAGAAACCCGACACCTTGAAGCTCTGGCTGGTCCCGGCCCGCAACAACACCGAGAAACGGGCATCAACGCCGGTCGGCGCCGCGACCGCCTCGAACTTCACCAGCCCTTGTGCGAACCTGCCGTTGAAATCAGCGCTCACGCCGCTGATACTGCTCGCAAGTGCGCCGTCGCCGTCTGCGCGAGCGGTCTCCTCGGCGATCAAGCGAGCGAGGTTGCCATCGACTTCAACGTCGAGTGTCGTGATCGAGCTTGCGAGGGCGCTGTCCGTCGTTGCGCGCACGGTCTCCTCGGTGATCAGCCGGGCATGTGTGGTGCCGAGGCTCGCCTGCAGGTAGGTGAGCAACTGCGCCATCGCCTCGTTCTCCGAGACGCGAACCCGGCGCTCTTCGGTGATCTGCGCCAGCGCGTCACCTATGGTGGCAACGATCTGCTGGCGCTCGATCTGTCCGACAGCACCCTCAAGTGAGAAAGCATCCAGCAGCTCGACCAGGCGCGGCCGGAAGAATTCGTCCATCTCCTGCTGCAGTTCCTTGAAGCGGTTCAGCGCATCGTCCTGCAGCTGTTGCAAGCCGGTCAGCAGCGTCTGCAAGCCGGTCGGCTGCGCCGTCGTCATCCAGGGCGTGAAGGTGCGCAGCCGGTCGGGCACAGTCGTGATCGTCGCCCGGGCATTGTAGACCTTACCGGAGACGACGTTCTTCGTGGTGCGGAAGCTGCCGTCCTCGGGTGAGGTGCACTGATCCTCGAAGATCTCTGTCGTGCCCTCGATCTGATAGACGAAGCGGACGGCCGTGATCGTCGGATCATCCGGCGGGGTCCAGGTGAACAGCAGCGCCGGCGTGTCATAGCCCTGCGCGCCGTTGATCATGCCGACGGCAACATTGAAGTTCTGCACGGTCGAGAGCAGCGACGGATTGATCGGCGGCGTCGGCGGCACGACGATCGGGCCGGGCTCGATGCCGTCATCGTCATAGATCGCCGCACTGGTCTCGGAGAGCACCAGGGTGATGCGCAGCCGCTCGTCCGCCCGCCATTCGCTGATCAGCCAGCTCTTGCCGCGCCAGGTGATCCACTCGCCTTCCTGCACCGCCAGACCAAAGCGACGGCTGACGGGAACCGTCGCCTTGCCGCCCATGCGGTTCTGCCGGTAGCGGATGTTGAGCAGATACTGCGCAATGTCCGGATCGGTCACCTGCAGGAAATCGATGCTCGTCTGCCGGTTGCGGCCGTCGGCGGCGATGTCCGCATTCACATAGACCGGCTTCAGGCTCTCCGGGTTCCACATCGATTCGATCGAGGTGAACTGGCCGGAAAGGTGATTGAAGCGCTCGAAGGCCGACGGCCGGAACTGAACGTCCTTGGCGCGGTCAATCGGGATGTCGGCCGCAGTCAGATCCTTGACCGGGATCTGCGGTGCACCGGGAATGACGCCAGAAAGGCCGCGGCGATTAAGGCCATAGCCGGCCATCGCGTCATCGAACTGCTTCAGCACCTCTGTATGATCGTCGTCACCGCTGACGAAAAGCGAGCACTCATAGGTCTTCTTGCCGTTCGCCCGCAGCGTGTCGCAGACGTTCATCGCCACGAAATAGGTGGCGAGATCGATCTGGCCGAGGCTCTTGCCCTCGCCGATCAGCGTGCGGCCAGAGACGAGTGCACGCAGCCCCAGCTGATAATTGAGCCGGTGAACGGCCGGGTTCTTCGTGTGCACCCAGGTCGCCGGCGTGTTCAGCCGCTGCGGCCCGGAGCCACCGGCGACCGTCGAGTCCTTGCGTGGGTCGTATTCGCGAAGCCCGCGCAGCACGAAATCGATGTCCGGCTTGCCCTTGCCGGCGTCACGGAAGAATTCGAGGTGATAGTAGCGCTCGACGACGACATAGCACATGCCCGAAAGCTTGCTGGTCGCCTTCCACTTATTGCCGAGGTTGGCCGTCACATCGACGAGGCGCTGATCGACGCCCTGCCCCGGCCGGCCGTCATAGAAGCGGATCGAGATCGCGCTGTTGCCGTCGCCGTCGATGAAGCCCTGGACGCCGTAACGCGCGACCTCGTTGCCGATCGTCGCCTGCGCCACGAGATTGTATTTCTCGCCGTACATGTAGACGTACGGCTCCAGCCCGTCGCACCAGCCGTTGGCGAGGATGAAGACCTCGGCATTGCGCTTGTTGCCCTTGTCCCACTTGGCATAGAAGGCGCGCTGGCCCTTGGTCTTGCCAACGCCGTAGAGGGTTCCGACCGGCACGTCGCCGCCAAACTGGATTTCGCCCTGGACGGCCGTGTGCTTCTGCTTGCCCTGTTTCTGCTGGGTGAGCTTGCCCACAGCAAACTTCGCGCCGAAGGCGAGCGCGCCGCCGATCAGGCTGGTGGCAAGCGCAGAACCGCCGAACAGCGCGCCAGCGATTGCCGTGGCGATACCTGTAAAAATTGCCATGATGGATTATCCGAGGTGAAAAGCTGCAATGACGTCGGCGAGGCCATGATCGCTCCGGCCGCGTTCGGTCTTGGTGACGAAACGGGCGCCGAGGCAGACGCCTACGTGCTCGGCGCCATCGGCAAGACGCAGGATGACGAGATCGCCAAGACGCGCTTCCGCCCCGCCCTGCGGCTCCTGGCCGAGTTCGGCCGCGAAGAAGCTCACCAGCGACGTGTGCCCGCGCCGGCGAAGCGCCCGCTGCGCACCGGCAAGCGTGCGGTAGGCGCCACGGTACGTGTCGGCGATCGACGAACTGGTCAGCGCATCGACAAAGGCGCAGCCCAGCATGAAGCAATCGGCCGATCCATAGGCATAAGGTTTCGCAAGCTCACGCGCGAGCGTGGCTTCAACGATGCGGAAGCGGTTCATGGGACCTATCAGGATTCGACATTTTCGACTGGGGATGATTATCTCCCGCAACTTTTAGGAGATAAAGCATGGCGAAGACCGAGCAGGCCATTGGGGCCGGAGTAGCAGCGCAAGCATTGGCGGCTGCTGCGCTGGAAATGCTGCTCTGGTTAGGGCACGACGACGTTATTGAGGAAGTCAAGTCGATTGCGTTGCATACTGTGAACCGGTCCATCGACGAAGCATCGAACATAGACAAGGATCGGGCGAAAGATCACGCCCGCCACGCCTTGTTGGCACTCGTTGAAACCATTAAGTTGAAGCAGGCGACGGACAAAACACGGCAGGATCGATTGTCATAACAACAGAGCCGTTGACCTCCCGATAGCTGTGGCCAATCGAAGAGGCTATCGTGTTCAGTCTTTGGTGGCGTCTCCGGGACATTCGTGCGGCGCACGCCCTGAGGACGTGTAATCTACTGCTATTACGTTTTTCATCGAAGGAACTCCTATCGGCTCACCTGGCCCCATTCCTCGGGGATGGTCGCATTCGTCGCCACGAACTCGAGGCCCGTGTCGGTCGGATTATTGTCGAACTGCTGCTCGGCCTGCGAGCGCTTGACGCCGGTCGAGCCGCGCGCCGATCGTCCCGGCGGTTGCAGATCGATCATCATCGTCAGCGTTCGTTCGGAACCGGAGACCGCACCCTCGTTGTAGCGCACCTGGTCGATCTCGTAGATTGATGAGGCGAGAATCCCGAGGACCGCGTCCGTTTCGGGATCTCCCGCCAGATGGGAGATGATCATCGGAGCATTTTGATAGTTATATTGCTCAATCTGAGAGACTGCGTCCTCGGGGTTGCTAACTGGGATGTTTGAGAAGACGATAGTCCGCGTCGTCACGGCGACGCCGACGGCGCTGACCAGTTCGCCCGGCTCGAGAAATCGGTTCGGAAGATAGGTCAGACCGTTATAGGTGTAGGGCCTCCCACCACGATGGTAGCCGACGGTCTTGCCGGGTAAATCGAAGCGGATGAGGTCGAGCCGTGCAAGGCGGCCGGTCTCGAGCGCACTCTCGACAGCTGGATCCAACACACTCATGAGAAAAACATCTCCGTAGCGGAAAATGAGGCTTCGCGACCCGCCCACGATTTCGGTGCCGCCACACTGCCCGGATCAATACTCATGACACACGACGGCTTCTCGAGATGGACTGTCGCCGACGTAGTGAAATGCTGGGTGTCCAAACCAAACATGATCGAGAGCGTGATCACGCCGCTAGCGTTCGCCGTGGCGTTCTCGACGATCCGATGAAGGGATCGGATCAACACCGACTTCCGCAACTCGACATAGTCTCCGGATGATAGCTTGAAACCAGCCGGCAGACCTGAGACGACGATGGTTCTGCTGTTAGTAATGGACTGCAGAACCGCGCCGCCATTGAATGCCCCTCCCTCTGCTTTCGTGCCGGAGAGAGGTTTCCCGTTGTTGTGCGCGATTGGGCGTGGCCGGAACAGGTCGTATCCGAGAAATGGTGCACCTCGCGAACTCGACTTCATCACGAAGGCATCAAACAGTCCGTAAAAGGCTGGCGTCATCCAGTTCGTGGTGTATTGCGCCTTCCAGAAAGGCGTGCCGGCGGCCTGCTCTTCGGAACGCCGGCCCTCCATCATCGAAACGTCCGTCGGATTGATGGGATCAAACTGGCAGTCTCGCCAAGGCAGCGTCGGCAACAGAATCGGATCAGGCATGTTGGTTGCAATCCAGGGTAATGGCCGCAATATGCAGCGGTAGGGAATTAGGGAGCGGAATCAGTGCCCACAATCGATTTCAGCGGGACAACCCAGCAGGTTCTTCAGCTCTTGGCCGATGAACACAGCAAGCTGGTCAAGCAAGTATCGGACCTGGAATTCAGGGCGAATGCCCATCGCTTTATGTTTATGTTTGTTGCAAGCGCTTTATCGAACATCGATGAATCTCAGTACGAGGCGCTGATGGCCATGACAGAGAACGCCCGTAAATCGAACATCAACTCAGCGGAGAAATTCGCGAGTGATCCGAAATTGACACCCGAGCAGCGGTCCGGTGCACGACGTGCCTTCGAGGTAATGGCGCAGGAAATGGAGGAATTCCTCACATCAATGAGGAAGGCTAAGAGCGGCGAAAGCATCTTCACCGTGATCCAAGGCGGGAAATCCATCGAAGATTAGCGGTCTTCGCCGTTTTGGTAGATGTTTGCCTTCGCCACGTCATACTGTTTTACGGTCTCGACGGAGACGCCTCGGCTCTCCGACCGAATGACGGGCCTGAACATCGGCCCCTCCTCAGCAATCACCCGAAGGATGATCTCGCGCGGCCCATTCTGGTTTAGCTGACCGCCCGATGGCGCCACGTTCCCATTGGCCGGTCGTTGAAGGTGATGGTTCGGAATGACCTCCTCGCCACCCTTGAAACGGACGAGCTCCGGCCCCTTTTCACCAACCCATGCGACGCCAGGTCGAGCGGAGCTCGTTCCGTTCGCATACCCGCGCAGCCCAGCCCACGGGTCCACCTTTGGGCCCCCGCCGAAGAGCCAACTGAGGAGTCCTCCTCCGCCCGCCCCTGCGCCGGCGCCGCTGACCTGAAACACGGCATCGAGGACGTCGTTCAGCAGTTTGTCGGCGATGCGGTCGAGCACCCCCAAAGCCGCGTCGCCGAAAGACTCCCATACCGATTTGCCGTTCTCAATTCCCGCGAAGAAGTCATCGAAGAAGCCTCCGGTTACTTCTTTAGCAAAATCGAGCGCGACACCCATCTGGCGGGTCTCTTCCTCGATCGAGGCCATGACCCGTGCAAGGGACGAAAGCTCGCTCTTCTGTGCATCTGTGAGGGAGATGCCGCGCTGCTGGGCCTCGTTGAGAAGCTGCGTCTCGTAGCGAAGCGCGGCTGCCGCCTGCTCCGTGAGCCCGATAGCATCACGCTCCGCCTCAAGCGCTGCGATCTGGCGCTCGGCTCCTGCAACGATGTCGGCGTACTTCTCCTGCTCGCTCTTGCCGCCGGTGCGCTTCTTCGATTTCTCGTCGACTTCGATGAGGCCCTTGACGAGCTCCTTGATTTTTCCGGCCGCCGTCGACGCGTACTCGCCGATGATGCGGAGACCCTCGCCGGCGAAGTCAGTGCCTTGGGCGTCCGCAAAGGCCGCTTTGGCGGCTTTCGCCGCTGCACCCGCCGAACCTTTATAAGGATTGCTGATGCTGCCGAACTCAACCGGTCCAAGGATCATATTGTTGTAAGCTTCTGGACTGAGTGGCTTGCCGATGGACGCGGTCCATAGTGCGTATTTATTAGTCAAATTGTTCAAAGCGTCGATAGCGGTCTGTACCATGCTCTCGATGCCATCAATCACGTTCTGAGCCGTCGAATACACGATGTCGCCAAGTGCGCTCGGCAGCAGCGACCACGTGGCTTTGATCGCTTCGTATGCGCCAACGAATGCACCAATGACAAAGTTCACGCCGTTCTTGGCATCTTGCACGATATCTCGCCCGAAGATCTGTGCGAGTTCGTCGCGGAAGATGTTGGCCGCCGCTATCGCCGCCGTGATACCGGCGACGAATGCGACGGCAGGGTTCGCCAGAATGAAAGCTCCCGCGACAATACCAAGCTGGACTACCAATCGACCGAGCAGCGCGATCAACGAGATGATGCCGCCAACGATCGCGGGCGCATAGATCAACGCTAGCGCCGCCGCAGCTGCGACGGCGTACGGTGCGATCGTTTCGAGAACGTCCGCCAAGGCGATCAGCGCCGATTGAGCGAGCTTTGCCCAATCAACCGTCTGCAGGCCAGCGGCTGCCAGCGCGATTATGCCGATCGTAAGGAGACTGACAGGCGAGAGCACCGACAAAAAGGCCGCACCTAGTCCCTGGACCGGCCTCTCCATGGATGAAAGCACCGCGGCCAACTGCGTGCCTTGCTGAAGGGCAATTTGCAGCGGACCCATCCCCATTTGCGCACTGACGGCAATGTCTTGGAATTGAGCGGCTATATTTCCAAGATTGCCGCGCGACGATGCGCGGTTCTGATTGGCCGCGCGGTTCATCATCTCGATCTGTTTCGATGCCGACGCGGCGGCCGCCCCCTCGGCGGCGTAAGCCTTTGCGGCAGCAGAAGCCGCACCAGTTGCTCCACGATTTGCCCCAGACAGCCCGTTTGCGGCTGCTTCTGCGCGGGCGGCCGCTCCCGTCAGCTGATTGAGGGCGTCGGCCCCCTTCTCGACGGAGCCACTTTCAACCTGCAGTCCGAGCGTAGCGACATCTGCCATGGCTTTTCCTTTTTTAAGAACGTGGGCTATCGTCATGCCGATTCAATCGGAGGACGATCCATGCGTATTGTTGTCGGCTTCAGTTTGTGGATAGCCCTAGGAGCCGGACAGGCTAACGCAGCGTGCAATGCCGACCTTCTTTCAGTGGGTGATTGGTCGGCGCGGCGGCTCGACGATGGGAACATGGAGGTCCAGATCATCGTGAAATCAAACGCTCCGAAACCTATCCGGATGCTCGATGCCGATTTCGGGTTTAAAGATGCTCTTGGCGGGCACGTTGCGGCGGACGCATTCGAGCGTGACATTGAAATTCCCGCCAGTGGATCCGCAACTACGGTTAAGAAATGGCCGCTGACCTTCGAGCGGCTTCTAAAGCTGAAGCGCGAAGAAGTCGCAGCATACGCTTGCGTTCGCGCCGTCCTCTACGAAGACGGCACCAAGGAAGAGTTCAAGTGATCGGAGGCGGCGCAGCCGCCCCGCCAAGGGACTACGCGGAAGCTCGTATCTCAGCTGGACAACCAAGTATGGGGGGGAGCGAGCGCTCAAGCGCTCGCTTCTCGCACCTTTATCGCCTCGCATTCTTTCTCGAATTCGAAGCAAAACCGAGCGTCCATCGCCCTCATGGTGGCGACTTCCTCGCGGCGAATGATATTGCCAGTCAACTGACACCAGAATGCCAGTTCGCCGTTCGAGATGGGAACGGGACCGGAGAACCCCGGGGGCTGCGCCTGCCGAAGCTCCCAGAACCAATCCCAGAGGAAGGCGCCGTTATCCGGCACCTCCGCTTCCGGGCTTTCGATCTCAAAGCTCTCGTTGCGCTTGCGCCGGGTCTCGCCATCCTTGTCCTTGACGCTGTCGTAGCGCGCGACAATCGCTACGGCTTCGCAGAGCCTTTCGCCAAGCTCTTCGTAAAATTTGCGCGGTCCTCCGAAGCGGTGGCGACCTGGTCATAGATCCAGGCGGCTTCCTCAAGGACCTCGCGCGCCTTTTCGAAAGTGCACTCCGGCTTTTCACCCTTCCAGTTGTGATCGCCCCAGTCCCAGGACGCGACGGAGGCTGCCGCCTTGTCGAGGTACTCGGCCTCAACCTTGCTGGCCGTAAGCTTCTTCTTCCGGCTCGCGAGGAATTTGTCGCTATGCTGCCGGACCACGCGCTTCACCGCATCGCTCTCCGCGGAGCGGATCATGAAGCGAATACCCACGAGTTCATCGGTATCCGGTCCCGCGAGGTTGAGCTCGAAAAGGTCTTCAGAATTGACGAGTTTGGAAATGTCCAAGGGTCACCTATCGATTACGGGATTGCAGTGGGATTAACGCGGATCGGCAGTTGGTTGAGGCCGATCGTGAAGCGCTCGAGCTCGAAGTCGTCGGAGCCGCCACCCGGATAAAGCGGGCCAGACACGACGCCACGGCTATAGAAGATCGTGTTCGTGAACCCCTCGCCGCCATCGTTGCGCTCGACCTTTATTGCCATGTTGTCGAGGTTCAGAGGATTGCCGAAGGTTCGCAGGATGACCTGGCCTGCATCGTCATGCACTGAGGCGACCTCGATCTGTGGATCACCGGCATTCGCGGTGCCCTTCTGTTTCTGGGTAACCGGCTCATCGAGCGTGTTGTAGCTGTTCATCGTCGACTCGGCGCCGAAATCACCGATATTGCCGACCTTGCCAACCTGCACCCAGGTTAGCGCTGCATAGGCGGACTCGATTAGATCGGTATTCTGGGCAGTGGCGCAGACATAAACCTTGCTGCCCTTCTTCGTTGCCTTGTTTGCCATGTCAGTTCTCCGGTTCGAAGGCGATGTATGGAATGGTGACGGGGATCTGCACCCGTTCACCCTCTTGGAGCGGGCCTGCCGCCCATGGCTCGCTGCTGATCGTGATCTTCACGCCAGAGGCGAATAGGGTTTGGTTCTTGAAATGATCAATCACTTGGTCGGCGACATCGAGAGCGCCGATGATCCCTTGCCCGACCGGCCAAACGACCGAGACCTGAAATAGTCCGCGCTTCTGTTGCGGGTCGTTGCCCATGGTGATCTGACGTGTCTGGTTGGGCAGGAACGCCAATCGAAGGTATTTCGGCGGCAGCGGCTGCCCTGCCGCCGGAAACACGACGTTCGGCGCGGCTATCGGCAGCACACCGGGCAATGCTAAGAGGCGGTCTGTCACCGCCTTGAAGATGATTGCGTCGGTGCCTGCCGCCATGTATCCGTTACCTATGTCTGAGAAGCCGCCTCTCACTGACGATCAGGTCTATGAGCGCATCCATGCGGCGCTGCTCGCGTTGGGGCGCGAGACAGCGGCGACGGTTCGAGGCGAAACTAGTTTAAAAGCTGCACGGAAGGCTCTGACATTGCTGCAGCTTGGCCTTCTGTCGGCGATCGAGCAAAGCAAAGACAGGAACCGAGCCGTCAAAGCCCCAGACGGGCCTTCAGGTCCGAGGCCTTCCGCTCCACAATGAGCGGCCAATTCTGAGCGGCGAGCCTGACGAAGCCGTCAGCCGGCTGACCGTTAGCCCCGTACTCTCGGTGACCAGCATACGAAGCGGTGTACCCGAAATAGAGCGTATCTCCGATGTCCGCTCCAGCGATGACTGCCTCGATCTGCCCGAAGTCAGCAGCATAGGTTCCGCCCGCTACCGGATTGGCCGACGCGTTGATCGCCGGCATCGAAGTGGACGACGCGAGCAGTGAGGCTCTCAAAAATCCTGTGTCCACGCGCATACGGCCACCTTGCCCGACCGGCTTCTGCATTTCTTCGACGACCTCGTGTGTCGCCTCCTTGAAGATGGCTTCGACTGCACCCTCGACCTTGTCAGCCCACTGCGCCACGGCAGCGCTAAAAGAGAGCGCTGCCATCAGGCGACCTCAGCACGATACCGGCGAACGACCGCGCCAATGTGATCCACGCGATACTCTAATCGGCACCGGCAGCCGGAAATCTCCGATATTGGTGCGCGCGGGTCTCCCGGGAACCGGAGACGCGCACCCGACGGGCTCTGAAACACCTCATCCATCCTGACGCTCTTGCCGTTGAGGACACGATGGCTGTGCCGCACACGGCTGTCGCCGGCGGACCGCCATACCTTCGAGACATCCTGCGCCTGGACCTTTCCGGCCTCGATCTGCTGCCGCATTGCCGCGTCGCGGGCGGAGCTGAGCGCCATCATGGTTTCGGTCCGTGCCAGCATCTCGCCGCGGAGAAGCAGGTTCTTGTCGCGCAGCCGGCCGACCATTTTGGTGAGCGCCTCGCCCGTCACCGGCTTGCCCGCTCTGATCGCGGCAACAACGGTCCGATCGAAACGCTTGTCGCGCGTTTTGAGCTCGAAATACCGGTTCATCAGTTCCGGGTCGCCGGACGCCAGATGAACACGGGCGCGCTCGATGAACTCGATCTGGTACCGGGTAAGGCCGATCACTCCGCCCTCTCGGCGGCCGGTGACGCGGCTCTGCCGGCCGACGACGTCAAGGGCCGTTGATCTCGGATTGGCGCCGCGAGCAAGCCCCTGCTCCAGCGCCTGGCGGATGCCCTGCCGCTGGTCATCGGTGATGTGCATGACCATCGTCGAGGACAGGTCGCGCAAGATCGCCTCGGCAGCCGGGTTGCGCACGCCGAAGCGCCAGATCACGCGGTTACCCTGCGGGTCCATGACCTTTGGCAACTCGCCGACAGCATTGGTGCCGCCGGCGTTGAATGCCTCCTGCAGCGCTATTTCAAGCGCGGAGAACGCCTCGCGCTCGATTTGCATGGCCTCAACAGCACCGTTAACGTCACCACGATCGAGACGCTCGACCACGCGGGCGAGAACAACCGTCGACTTGATGGTCTCGATCGCTTCGCGAAATGCCGCAGCAAGGCGCGGCTCATAGGTCGACAGTAACTCGTCGAATGTCATGCCGTTGCCTTTCGCCGAACTGCTTCTAAATACCTGATCTCAACCTGCGGAAAGAAATCGATGAACCGGAATGGGCTCTACCTCGTGATCGCCGTGCTTGCCGTTGTCGTTACTGGACTGGGTGTCTACGTCTACCGCGAGGAGACTAGATCCGGCGTCGAGATCAGGATTGGCGAGGACGGGCTCTCGGTTCAGGAGAACTAAGCCGCTATCCTTCCTTGGACGATGAAGACGACCGGCGTGACGCCGTCGTATTTGTTCGGATCACCGGCAACGATCGCGTAATCGGCGCCATTGGCGTAGACAACGACCCCCATGGTCGGCTCGATCGGCAGACCGACCGCGGAGATGTAAATCTGCATGTCGCCGGTCTGGATGACCGTGCCGTCGACGTAGCGGGCCTCGTAGGCCATCGGGACCAGCGTGGCCGGGTAGGACGTCACAACCGGCTCGCCGCCGTAGACAGGATCCGGAGGCGTGATGCGCTTCACGATGCCCGCTTGCCCATACTTGGCGATGAGGCGCTGCGCGGTCGCCTGCAGGCGTGCATAGATCGGGTTCGCCATCCTCCGCCCTTTCTTTTCGAGAGCTCAGCCATATTTACGCCTTCATGCCGCAAGGCTCTTTTTTTCAGGGATCGGGGGACATGTCCGCCGCAATCAGCATCCTCGTCACAATTCTTTTCGTCGTCGTGGTGCTCTATCTCGTGCAGAAGCTTCCAATCGACTCTACGATGAAGCAGATGGCCCAGATGGTCGTTCTAATCGTCGGTGCAGTTTCGTTGCTCATCTCTCTGGGCGTGTTCTGACCGGGATAGCTACACCACCAATGCACCCGGCCAGACTGGCGTCAGGAATGGCCAGAGGAGCCCCTCGATCGTGGTGACGACAGGCGTGGCGAGCGCGACGACATCGTCGATATCCGTTGAAGAAGAAGTTGAATATTCGACCTCAAGCTGTCCAATCTTCTCGCGCTTCACCGTTTGCGATCCGGTCACGACTGGCGAGAGGCTGCCCGGGTTCGTCAGCTCGAGGAATGCCGCCTCGTAGGAAGCGTTGACGATGGCGACCGGGATCTCGTTCGAAGGGATCGCCTCGCCGTAGTACGTGGTGGCGCCGGTACGCGGCCATGCGCGCTCTTGGGCATATCCGCCGGTCCGACGGCCGCTGAACTGAGGCTCATACCGGTCGACCGCCAGAGAACCGCGCTGGCGTGCAGCGTCTTTCTGGGCATCGGTCGTCCCGTCGGGAAAGACATAGCCGGCTTCGGTTGCGTACGCCGTGAAGCCGTCGTTCGTGCCATATCCAGCCATGTCGATCTCCGATGGAATAGAACCCGGCGCTTAGGCGCCAGGCTTGGTTGCCAGATCTTCGAGGGCCGCGACGATCTCGTCCTTCTTGCCCGGCGTCTTTTCGCCGAGAAGCTTGGATGCCGCAGACTTGAAGGACATGAACTGCACGTTCGGGTCGTTTGCCATTGCCAGGACTTCGGCGGCCGTCTTCGGCTGATCGTCCTGGACCTTAAGCTTCGCCAGTTCGGCATCGCGCTCCGCCAGCTGGGCTCGGAGGCGATCGAGTTCGGCGTTGACGTTCTGGGCGGCGTCCTTCAAGGCCGGCGCCGCGGTGACGGCGGGATTGTCGGTATAGTCGCCTTCGACTTCGAACCACTTAGACGCTTTGATATGCGCCTTCTCGCGGGCGAAGATTTCGACCTCGACGGTCTGGCCCGGCTCGACGAGAACCGGACCATTGACTGTGTTGATGCCGCGCGGGCCCGGCTGGGTGTTGGTGATCTTCATGATCTGATCCTCCTCAGATGCCGTCGAGGTAGCGGACAGCCTTCGGACGGCGGATGTCGACGCCGCCCAGACGGAAGATGCCCGGAACGTCGAACTTGATCGGGCCCGTCTGCCAAGGCTGCAGGAACCGGAACGGCATCGGCATGTGCATCTTCAGCACCTCGGGCGAGCGACGGTAGGCAACCATGCGCTTGGTGCTGCCCGCGCCGGCCGTGTCGAGGAACCCGAACACGCCGCGGATGGTGAGCGGCTGGCCCGTGGTACGGGTGTAGATGTTGTTCCGCTCGATCCATTCGAGGATGGTCGTCTGATTGACGGCATCGATCCGGCGGGTCGAGAGATCGAGAAGCACCGAATAAGGCAGGAGCAGCGTATCCGCGATCTCCGCGCCAAGCGTGCCGGTGAAGATGCCGGTGAGCTGGCTGTTGATATCGCGGAGGATCTGGTCCGGCGTCTTGCTGGCGAAGGTCGTTGCCGAGCTGGCACCGTCGGCGGGCGCCGTCGTTGCCGTCGGCGTCGAAGAGTTCACCAGACCGGAGAAGCCCTTGCCGGTATCGCCGACGAAGGCGACCTGCTCGATCTTCTCCTCGGCGATACGACGTGCCGAAGAGGCCTTCTCGCTGGTCAGGTTCATGCCGAGCAGCTGAGCGGTGCCCAGTTCCTCAAGCGTGTAGCCATAGCCGATCGCGGCCATGCTCACGGTCGTCTCGAACTTCTCGCGGGTCAGTTCGACCTTCGGCACGTCGTGCGCCAGACCGGAGAACCACTGCGCCTGGCCGACAGAGTCCATCGAGAAGTAGGTGACGGACTGAATCCATTCCGGCGCCGAGGTGTCGACGGGGATGAGGCTCGGATACTGAATATCCTGGTACTTCATCGCGTAGACCGTCGGCTCGATCAGCGAGGCCTGACGGATAAGGAAGCTCATCGCGACCTGCTGAGCGTCATGAGTGATAATTGCGTTCATCGAGATCGCTCCTGTTAGCCGAGGCGAAGAGCAGCGAGGCCGGCACCTGCGGTGCTGGTATCCCACTGAGCATTCGGGATGAGGGTGTTACCCGTCGAGACGTTGGTGAGAACGCCGGTGGCGGGGACGTAGTAGACGGGATCGCCGACAGCGACCGCGACGGAGGCCTGTACGACGATGACGCCCTTCTTCATGACGGCGACGTTGTCGTACTGGTCGTACTTGCCGCTTGGCCGCGTAGTGTCGAGAACGGCAATGCCGGCGAACTTGGCCGTTGCTTCGGAGTCGACAACCTGGTTGTCCGCGGTGCCCTGAACGCAAACCTTGCCGAAGCCGATGCCCTCGACGTCCTCAGCGAGGCGCGTGACGACAACGGAAGGCTCCATGTTGAGGTTCATGCCCTCGACCCAGCGGGCGTGCGTGGCGCTATAAGTGGTCTGAATTGCAGGCATCACTTAGCTCCCTTCGTCTGCCAGGCCGATTCGAGATCGGAGACCATGGACTTGTGAGCGGTTACGGAGGTGCTGGCGTCAGAGGTCTGCGTAAGACCCTGCTGCACAACGGTGCGGAAAGGATCGGCGCCGTTCTTGCTGGCATCCTCGACGAGCATGTCGAAGCGAGCGTCGATGTAGGCTTCCGACTTGTCGGCGAGGGCCGCATCACCGAGCTTGGCGACCACGACAGCCTTACGGATGGCCGCATCGGAAAGGCCTTCGGTCTTGACGTCCTTCGCCAGGACCTTGGCCTTGGTGACCAGGTCGGCGCGGGCCTGCACGCGCTTGTCGAGATCTGCGTCGGAAAGGATCTTCCCTTTAAGAGCATCGATCTCGGCATCCTTCTTCGCCATCTCCGCATCCTTGGCGGCCAGAGCCGTCTGGTGCGCCTTCTCAGCGTCGGCGAACTTTGCAGCGGACGATTCGAGGTCCTTCTGCAGCTTGGTGATGGCCTGTGCGCCCTGATCGGTCGTCTCGACCGTGAGCCCATCGACCAGAATTTTTCGCAGATCCATCTTCGGTATCCTTTCATCTGCTATCTGGGTGTTGACGGGGCTCACGCCCCACTTCCCCGCACCGTCGCCGATGCGAGCTTCTGACCCGGCGCGGCCACGCTGCACGATGGCGACGTGGTTGATCCGGATATCTTTCTGGATGGCGTCGTACTTCTCGCCCGCTGGCGTGGTGCCCGGCTCCCATGCGAGATCGCAGGTGTAGCCGGCGGAGAGCTCGCGCTTGCCGTCGTCGATCGCCTTGATTGCCGCTGCATCCATGACGATGAGAGGGATGCGGACGAATTCACCTTCACGCGCGACCTCGTCGCCGATCTGGCCGACGGAAAGCGCTTTCCAATTATCGGCCGTGACAGCCTCGTCCGGATGATCGTTCGTCACCGGCTTGTGCGCGTAGCTACCGAGGCTGGCCTTGTCGAAGACCTGGTCCTCGGGCCGGTAGACCTTCACGACCTGCATTCCCGACTTGCCGACCTCATGGCCGGCATAAAGCTGGATGCCAGTGCGCGCGGTGCGCACGTCAGCAACAAGATAGCCGTCGGCGGTCCGTCGCGTACCCGCGATCGGTGCAAGGTCTGTAAATTTCATAGTGGAATGTCCTCTGATCGGACTCGACTCGGCAGTACGCACGTGCATCAATGCGCATGCAACCTATGGGAGGGGTACATGGCGAAGAAACCAGGGCATTCAGGCAGCATAGAGAGTCTGGCGGGTAAGACCCTCGCCAACAAAAACGCAGGTCAGACAGCGAAGAAACTTGCTGGAGCGGTGCTCGCTCATTCTGACGGGAAGCCCAACAAGCCAGCTCCGAAGAAGAAGTAAGGCCATTATGCCGTGATGTGTTTTACCGCCCACATCACGGCTTCCTCTACTTTCGTCTTCGCCAGAGCAACTTCACGGCTGTTGCCTAGCGCGGCGATGCGGTCATGGAAGGCCATCCCGATGTCCTTAACATCCTGCATCGCAGCCTTCTCATCGTCGTTCAGGACGCGGTAGGCGTGGCGCATGGTGTTGTTGACCCTGCGGTCGTCGGAGGTGCTATCGACGGTGCTCATGATCGTTTCCTTTCGAGTAAATGAGCCACACAAGGGCGACATTCATAATGGTTGCCATGATCAGGAAAGTTAGCGGCGTCATGTCAGTCCTCGCGCAGTTCTTCGAAGATTTCCGGCCCCAGCACGATCTTCCCGCGGTACGGCTCGACCTTGGACAGATCGATATCGCCCCCGATCTGGATTGAGATATGCGGCTGATATTCCGGCCAATCCCATGATGCGCCGGCCTCGATCATGGCGCGGTGACGCCAGACCAGTTCGGAAGCAGTGATGAGAAGGGCCTTATACTTGCCATCTCCGCCCAAGCTCTCCATCTGGCGCGGGCCGCCGGCAGCTATCTCAAGCCGAGGCGACCAACTTTCGCCCATCTCAAACCAATCTACGGGCGTCCGGCTGTAGGCGATCGTGACATGAAGATCCGGTACGATGTCGGTGAAGCCCTGTTCTGTTGCCCACCGGACGATTTCAGACCGGTTCAGAACGTCGCGACGAACGTACAGCGTTCGAGGCGCGGCGTCGGCGGTCGGCTGCTTTTGCCTCTGCTGTTGGGCCTGCTGGGCAGCGGCAGCTGCGGCGACCTCGTCATCGTCTGTATCCTGCTCGGCGAGCTTGCCGTATTCCTCAATCGCGGCATCAAGGCCGGGAAGTGAGCCGTCCTCAATGAACGTATTGACCAGAGCGTCGGAGACCGCTTCACGCGGGATGATCTCCTGCCCCGTACCGCTCCCGACCAACTGCCGAGCAGCATCGGCCTTCGTCTTGAAGACGTCAGCCTTTTCCTTCTCTGACATGCCCCAGAGAGGCGCCCACTCGTAATAGATGTCCGGGTCGCGAGAGCCGAAAGCGCTCCGGATCAGGCACTCGTCGAGGCGCGCCATCGCCGGCGTCATCTCGACGGTCTGCATCGCCTGCAGCCGGTCGTAATAGTTGCGCAGGTCGCTTTCGCCGGTGGCGTTCATGCCGGCCGGCGACTGGCCGAGAAGTCTGGTAGCCGGAATGTCCGCGGCGCCGGAGACGATCTGCAGGAACGACATCAGGACTTCTGGCAGCGTGGCGAAGCTGGCCGTCTTCTGCTCGTATTCCTCTTCCTTGTCGAGCAGCAGGTCGCCGTTTATGCCCTTTGCCGTCGCCGCAAGCGTATAGCGCTCGAGGATCTTGGCGCGGTACTCTGCGTTACCGAGGTTCTGCATGAAATCCGGAATGCGGATCACGTTGACCTTCGCCTCGAAAACGAGGCTGGCAATGTTCGCCGCGGTACCGTCGGCCTGCTTGATTGCATCGACCACCGACAAGAGGACGCTGTCGCCCCAGCCGGCATAGGTGGTCGTTACGATGTCCTCGTCCGGCTGCTGGCTGCCGTTGAAGATGACCAGGCGCGACGGATGTATTTCGATTTGCGCGCCATCGGCCGAGTTCAGCTGATAGACCTTCGGCTTGCCATACCACTCCGACGCCGGATCTCTTTCGATCTTGCCGGCCGTGAGGTGGCGACGCGTCATGACCGTGAGGTATTTCAGCCCGCCCTTCGTGATGCGCTCGACGTCTAGCGGCGCGGTCAGGTCCTTGTCGCCGGTACCGATGACCAAGGCTGCGCCGCCCCAAAGGCGGGCCTTGATGCGGGTCTCCAGCAGCTTGCCCATGACGTTCAGGCGCTTCTCTTCCGCCTCAATAGCCTCGATCTGCGGCTTCTTCGCCTGCCAATCGCGCCATGCACGAATGCTGTCGAATGCAGGGATATCGACGATCTTCCTTGGGAGCCACGCGCCACGGTACGCGTTGAGCAGCTCCTCGTCCGACAACATCGGCATGGAGTAGAATGTCGCTGCTGCCTTGTCCCTGCTGGTGCCGAGGTTGGAAACCAGATTCGTCAGGCTGTCGCGGACGAATGCGAAGATGTTGCCCATGAAGCCCTCAGATGTTGGATAGCGTGAAGCTGCCGGTGCGCGGCGCAAAAGCCATCACGAAGGCGTCGGCAAGGTTCGGCGACGGGATGTCTCGCTTGTCGAGATCCTTCTTGCTTTCAACCTTCGACCGGCCTGAATTGTCGTAGTCCTTACGCGGCGTAGAGAGTTCGTCGATCAGCCGATCGAGGTGATCGCACTCGCTCGATATCGCTATGAGATCGTCCGCTTCGAAGGCTTCGCCCCTTTCCACCGCATTGAAGGTGTTGCGGAACCGCCGCGACACGCTCCACCAGGTCTGCGCCTTGAGGTTGGCATAGAAGTCCTTGTTCGTCGGAGACCGCGGGTCGTTCGGATCGATCCGACGCTCGGGATTGAGGACCGCGCCGCCGGCATTGAACTTGAAGTAGTCGATACGGGCGCTGAACTCTTCATTCAGCGCCTGGAAGTGTGCACCGGCGAATGCCCCTACCCCGATACTGTCATAATCGATCGAGGCGCCAAGCTCGCGTGCCAGCGCGTGAACACGGCCGGCCGACTTGAGCAGCTCGTCCTCGCGCGCCTTCCATTCGTCGACGTGCGTGGCAAGGAAACCGTGCGCAGCGACCGCGGCGTTCTTATCCTCGCCGCTATCTGCCACGTCGAAGCCGACGCGCTTGCCGCCGGCCGGCTGAATACCGAGCTTCTTGTGAGCATCGATTGCCGCCCTGATCCACGAGCGCTTGATGATGACAGCGTCATCGTCCTCGAGCGGCTCGCCCAGGTAGATGTGGCGATACTCTTCCTCGTCCTCTTTGCGCTTCGCCTCGATGACCTTGAGGATGGTTGAGGAGAGGAACGGGTTTTCGTTGTAGTTGATCTGCCGCTTGATCGTGTCCGGCGGCGTGTTCGTGACGAAGCGGCGATAGACGAAATCGGTCGTGAGCCGCGGGTTGAAGATGATCCAGAACTGAGACCCCTCTTTGCGGAGGGTCGGTTCAAGAATATCCCACTGCTCTTGGGTGAGGTTATGCGCCTCCTCGATCCAGCATATGTCGATGCCTTCGAGGGACTTGATTTCGTCGATATGGCGCCAGAGGCCATAGAACATGAACTCCGAGCCGGTTCGCTTATGCCGTATCGAGTTCTCGGTGATGGTGAACTCGTTATCGAGGCCGAACCGTCCGATCTGGATTTTCAGAAGGGTGTAGACCGATTCAGCGATCTTGTTCTGAAACTGGCGGGCGCACAGGACGCGGACCCTGCATTGCGTTGCCAGGAAGATCGCGAAGCCGGCCGCATCCCACGACTTCGAGCTCGACCGCCCACCATAAAGAACCCGGTTGCGGGCCGGGGTCAGCCAGAAGCTACGAAGTGCCGGGTTGAGAGTGGCCTTATCCTTCCGAGCCGCCGTAGAAGTCTGCGAGGCTCCGGCCGCCGCTTGGTTCATCTGGTTCGGCATCGAGGTTATGCGCCTGCCTTTCGAGCGGGATCAAACGAGCGGTGATGCGCGAGAGCTTTTCCAGCAGATCGCCCGGACTTTCCTTGTCGCCGAGGCATGGCCCGTCAGGTGCAACGCCCTGCATGTACGTGGACAGGCGTTCGGCAAGGATGCGCTTCAATCCGTGAAGCTGCTGCAGGTCCTTACGATGAGAGGTGACGATGTTGAGGCCACGGATAGCGGCCCCTTCTATAATCTCGCTGTCCGACGCGCGTTGGGGCTGCGTACCATCCTGCGTACCGTCGGTGCGTACCAGCTTCTCGCGTACCGCCTGGCGGACCTTTTCGGCCAAGGCCCTTTGCCATCCTTCTGCCTTTGCACGCTTGCGAATGGCGCCTTCGGTAATCCCATGCGCGGTAGCAATGGCGCGAAGGGATATCTGGCCAGCGCGGTACTCGCGCTCGATCGCCTCCCAGTCGGCGCGGCTCTTCTCGTCCTTACCTGTGGACATTGGTTCACTCTCGTAGATCGGCCATAGAATATTGCCTCAGGCGCTGCCAACGTGTCCGGCGCTATACTCAACCAAGACGGGAGAATGGAAGAATGGAATTTAAGGTGGGCACAGTAGTGCAACTCAAGTCAGGGGGGCCACTAATGACGGTGACGGATCCCCGAAACAAGTATGGAACGGTCGATACAGTTTGGTTCAACCAAGAGGGGAATGTTTACACGCCCACGTCTGCCAGTTTTAAGCCAGAACAGTTGAAGAACAAAGACTAAGTGGAGAAAAGATATGTCACAGGGTGTAACTCCTAACGCGAGTGCAACGGGATATGCATTAGCGGCATTCCAATTAGCTCGTACGAATTTGACCGCGTTGCTAGATGCGCGAGTCATCACTCGCGAGCAGGCTGTTTCGCTCATCAGGTTCCACCTCGACGGGCTCCCCGACACTGATGATGGGCGCGGCGCGCGAGACCTTTTGCTTGCAGTCTCGAACGGGATCGAAGCAAACATTCCAAAATGATCGGGTGTGCCCTGCTACGTCGCGGGGCGCATTCATTCCGACAAAAGGGCCACCTTTTTGGGGTACACGATGAAGAAGCGAAACTTGATTTTAGCGGCAGTACTCGTGGCTCACGGCGCAAGTGCTCAGACACTACAGTACGACGCACAACTCGGCCCGGATGGCAAAATCAGCATCACACCGAAGGGCAGCCCCGAGGGTGGGACGGACTCTGTGTTCAAAAGCGAGAGCAGCAAGGTATATATTCTCAAGAACGACGAAGGCGCCGTGAAGGCAATCTACGATTCGCAGACCGAAGCACTTCAGCAGCCTCTACAATCTGGCGATACTGTTGAGGCCGTGGCAACGGTCGGATATGTCAACAAAGCTGCACCAGCTGACACGTCAGAAATGCGAAGGATGGCTGAACAAGTGGCGCGCGACATGCTCGAACAAACCCGATCAGTAATGTGCTCAATGTCTGTCAGGCCGGAATCCTTCACGACTGGGGCGGAAGTTAGCTTTGGGATCCTTGCTGGAGCCACCCTTCAAGTCTCCGCGACGTGGCAATCAGCAAGTGTTTGCCAAAAGTGAGGCAGACGAGCTACCGGGCTGCTCTACGCCGACATTGCGGCTGAAGATCAGCACCCACTGGTACGTGCTGCGCTCGATTACCTGGTGGAGCCCATATCCTTCTGCTGCCTTCTCGTTGATGAAGGCCTGCATGCTCTTGAGGCCGTCTGGCCCGGTATCGAAGGGCTCGACGAGGTATTCGGGCATCCTCATCTCCTCAGCCGTGGGCTCTTTGCCGACGACATCGTCCTTCAGCGGATAGGTATACGTGATGTATTGTTTTGTCCTACCCTGCGCTTCGAATGCTGCTTGGGCCGCCAGGTTGTTGGCGTGCGTCATCGAGATGATTGAAACGATATTCCCTTGCTGGAGGCCCTTGTCGACAAGAGCATCGAAAAGAGCGGTGTGGATATGTTTCCGTCGATGCTCGGGAACCACGTAGGAGCAAAAGATATTCCAGATCTTCTCGCCGCAGTAGTTCATCATGGCGATTGCCTTGCCGTCTTTACCGATGGCTGCCACGCAGGGCGACGTGAAAATCGGCGGAGGGTGCGCCCGGTCGTGGAACCCTCTCTCTTCGATTTCTTCGATCTCAAGCGTTGCTTGCGGCACCAACCACGACGCTGGTGAATGGCTGCAGTTCTCATAGAAGCGGATGCAGTACGGGCCTTTAGCGGTGTGCTGGTCGCTCTCGCTGTCCGCGATTTGGGAAGGGGACTTCATCTTGACGCTCCTGAAGACGAAAAAACCGCCACCGATGGGGTGGCGGCGGGCGCTGGCTGAGCGCTAACCTCTAATCGCCTTGTACAATGCGCCACTCGGGCTGGCCACCTTGGCTGCAGGCTTTTGTCCAACATTACAGTTATTTCATGTGAGGCAGCAGGCCCGGGAATCGAACCCGGTCTTTCGTGGTTAGCCACGCGGTTTACCAGTTGCCCTGCCTGCGACGGTGCGAGAGTATTGGAATAAAGAAAAGCGATGATTATGATTGCGTGACGGTCGCCTAAGCAGTGAGAGCCGTTTGAGGGAGCGCATCGGTGGAAAACTCCAGCGCGGACGCCGCTAGCCGTGTAAGAGCAATAATCATCGAGCAGTTGGGCATCGACCCTGCCCGGGCTGTGGACGAAGCGTCCATTGTAGATGACCTCGGCGCCGACTATCTCGAAGTCGCTCAAATCGTCATGATGATTGAGGACGAGTTCAACATCGAAATTTCAGATGACGTGGCCGAAGCCGTTATCACGGTCGGAGATGTAATTTACGTGGTGATGTCGAAAACCGAGAGCTAGCCGCAGCAGAGGTAAAATGGGCCAGTAGATTTTGGCCGCATTTCTCCTATGCGCCGAGTGTGAACTTTCGGCAACGGTCCGGCGAGTATTCCCTCTGTGAGGTCCGCAACTGTGACAACCGCAAATCACTGCAGAAAATCTATACAGCTTGGCGGAGATTTTCAACCTCTACATCGCTCGTGAGGCCGTTCAATTCGCTGATAATTTTCTGTACCCGCTCTTTGATCTGAGGGCTCAGTGAATCTATAGCCATCTCGGCTTGATCGACCATCGAGACGCGGGCCTTCCTGCCCTTCGGGAGGATCTTGCGAAGCTGTCCGCGCAGATGGTGGACGCGCTCCTGCCGCCAGTTCTCTCTCCGGCAATGCTGTTCGTAGAGGAAGGCTTGACGGCGCTCGTGCTCTGCGAAGTACAGATCCTCAATCATGCCGTCCGGAAACTCAAGCGGTCCATAGCCGATGCTTCCGCGCAGCAAGCAAATGATGCCGTCGACCCTGCGCAGATCCTCGAAGTTCAGCCTGGGCAGATTGACGAAGGCATAGCCGACCAGGAACGGAAATCGCTTCTCAATGATCTCGTTCGTCCGGTGGTGCTTCAACTCCTTGTAAAACGAGGGCATGAAGATGTCGAAGCCGTCCTTGCGGCAGTTCCGCTCGATGATGGATTCCATGCGCCGGGTTTCCGGCAGGCGCTCGTCGGCGGCCGCCATGCGCTGGTAGCCGGGGGCCGTCCTAATTGCGTACCAACGTGATCTGTTCATGCTTTTCCCTCGTTCTTCTTCGGCAATGACCGAGCATGATGGTTTCGGCAGTAGCGGCCCCTTGTTTCCGCCGCACAGAACAGGTACGGGCCGCCGGTGTTTAGGGGCCAGCAGCATTCGCCGGCCGTGAGGTGGTGGAGGAGCTTTGCGGATTGGAGCCGCTCGGTATCGTAGGCCGTCGCGGGGATCTCCGGCTCCGGCTTCGGTTCCCGCGCCCGCTTTCGAGGCCATGGCGGCTCGGCAGCCTTCCTTGAGCAGGGTGCTCGGGTCTTCTTCCCAGCATCACCGCGCCACGGGAAGAGACTGCGGTTGCGGAAGGCTATTCCGACAATGACGTTTCGGCTGACGCCAAAGCGCTTGGCGATCTGGGAGGCCGACAGATCGTCCCTCCAGAGCCTCGCAGCAGCCTCGATGTCGACAGTGCGGTGCTGGATGGTCATGCCGCGCGCTCCTCATCGACAGGCTCGGCCGCTTGGATGTCAAACTTCACCTTGCCGCGATAGGCCATCTGCTCGGCGGAGACCTGGCTGGCATCGGGGAGCGCCAGCATGCGGGCGAGCTCGGCGGCGCGGTCCGGCGAGACCGGCGGTGGCTTGACGTTCAGCAGGGTCTGGATCCTGCTCCGGTTGATGCGGACGGCGACCGGCGACCAGACCTCGTCGATTGCCCAGAGATGGCGAGAACCGGCAGGCAGTTCCCGCGACTTGGCGAGGTGGGCGAATTCCAGATGGTCGACACCTTCGGCCACCCTGACAAAGCCCTTTTCCGCCAACTCGATTGCGCGCTCACGATGGGTGACGCGCAGATCCATGAGCCCATGAGAGCTGGGCAGCGTTCGACTGACGGAGTCCTCGATCGCCCTAAGCGTTTTCTGCTTGCGAATTCGGTCCTCGCGGATGAGACGGCATTCGGCATTGGCCATGGCCGCAAGCTCCGCCGGAAGTGGGATGAAAGCCTTGTTGATGTTTTCGTATTCGCCGCGCTTCAGCTTCACGTAGGCCCGGCGAAGGCCATGGACCGGCACGTTGCGGAGGGAAAGGCGGTATTCCTCGACGGGGTTCTGAGCAGTGATCGTTTCAGAGATCCGCATGCCGCCGCTCATGAGGCCCTCGATGCACTGGCCGATTTCGTCGGCGCCGGCCGGGGCAAGCTGCTCAGTGAGAGCGGAAATCTCCTGCTGCAAGGTCGACAGTTTGGCCGGCAAATTGTTCATCTGGTTCACCGTAGAGTTCTCGTTTCAGCCTTGCGTGGATGTCGTGATGGCGTTGCATGGACGGGCTTTGCGGGCGTGGCGGCGCTTGGGCCTGCGGATGCTGACGCCCTCCTCCGCGGTCCTGGTCACGAGTGAGCCAGGAAACGACGAAGCGTTTCATGCCCTTGCTGGTCTTGCGGTTCTTGGGATTGGCATTGAGCCAAGAGCGCATCGCCGCGAGCTGCTGGCGAACGTTCACGGCAGGGAAAGCCTCGGACCACTCGGCGACATCCGCCAAGGAAATCAAAACCATGTCGCCATTGACGGTCGGAAGCTCGATCACCGTCGGTGAGCCCGGAGCGGATTTTTCCGGCTCCGGGCAAACATCCGAACGGAGTGAGGATGTATTGGTGTCTGGTGTACTGGTGTCTTTTGTGTTTCGTTTTTGTTTCGCTTCCGCACTTTCCGGTGTTTCAGAATGTGTTTCAGCGTTCTGGTATTTGCTGTAATTACCGACAGTTACCAGCGTCTTTCCTGTTTCAGAGCATGTTTCAATCATGTTCTGGCTTGAAAGCAGCTCAAGGAACTGGTGAACGCGTCGCGTCGAGGTCCATTTCCAAGCCGCCTGCATCTCGCGGATAGTCACGAAAAGGCTTCCTGCAGGAACAGGCATGACAGACGCACCTATGCGGTGCACGGTGTCTTTCCATGCCGCTTTGGAGATGAGCCACAACCAAGCCTCACGCTCGCTGAACGGCTCAGCGGCAAACACCTCGTGATCGAAGATGGAGGTCTGGACGCGTATCCACCTGCTCATCGCACCACCTCGACGCCGATACCGAAGACGGCGCGCATCAGCTTCTTCTTGATGACGAAATCCTTGGTAGCCACACCCTTGACGTCGACGACACGGTTTCGCTTCTGGATGGCGTCATAGAAGGCGAAATCCGCCTTGTAGGTGCAGACCAGCTGGCCATTGACCGTGAGCGCATACGGCTTCTGAAGCTCGACCTCGTAGACATGGCCAGCCCGCTCCAACTGCTTCAGCGACGAATAGAATTGCGCCTCGCGTTTGCTGTCGAACTTGATGCCGTCGACGGTCGTCTTCTTGTTGCGGTACTTCGAGGGCCGCTCGGGCTGATCCTTTTGAATAGCGCGGAACTCGGCGGCCGACATGCGATCAGAAATCATCTCGCCCACTCCGACACGAAAGGCTCCTTGCCGGCGTAGGCGATCTTCTTGATCCGGCGCGCGTGAAGGCGCTCTGCGTAGCCGCAGTTCAATCGCGCATTGATCAGACGGTCGGCCTCATGCTCCTTGATGCCCAAGCCCTCGGCGATCGCCAGCGTGTCGGGTCCGAACTTGGCGTAGGCTTCCAGGAAGGTCATGCCGCCTCTCCCTGCTCTCGGCGCGCGGCAACATCGATTGACTTCTGATAGTCTTCGCGGATATCGCGCAGCATCTTGAGCTTGGCGCGCTGGATCGAGTTTCCGCCACTGCCGATTCGCGTGCGCAATCCGGCGATCTCGCTATCGAGGAAGGCGATCTTCTCTGTAGTCCTCGGGTGCATCGATTTAGACGCCCTTCTTCGCTGGAAGGACGTGTTCAGCCGCTTCGAACAATCGGCATGCTTTCGCGGAATGCGGAATGAGCCGATTGGCCTTGTTCAATATCGGGCGATTGCACCTTGCCTTTTTCAGCTCGCAGGGCGTTTTCCTGTGACGCTTGCCGAAGTAGCCAGGATCTGCCGGTATCTTCTTGATACCCTCCGCCAGCTTCCGGGACTTCCAGACGTGCCAGAATATGCACTCGCGGCAGGTTTTCCCATCTGGGCCAGTCCCAGCAATATGGGCTTGCCCTAGGTATGTTTCGGCGATAGGCCGGTGAACCTCTTTCGCCGTCAGGTTCTGCGAAAACAACAAGTGCTCAGCCATTATTGGTCCCCGTCCTTCAGTTCCGGTGCGATGTAATCGGCCCAATCAAGCCTACGGCCGGCTATCCGCCGCCACCTTCGTGCGAGCCAAAGCCTCGTCGACACGGGCAAGCTTCGCATCCAGTGCAGCCAGACGGGCACGGAGTTCTGATTGTTCACGCTTGCTCTCCTCGATGACTGCCAGTCGCAGTGCGTCCAATTCTTCGCCATCAATGCGGCGGGCCTTGCCTTCTTTGATCGAGCGGATACGCCGGAAGGTCAGTTCTTTCGTCACATGCTTGGAAATGAACTTGTGAGCTTGCCGATAAAGCTCCTTGACGCTCCCGTAGCGGATCTCGGGATACGCCTCCAAAAACAGTTGCTGGGCGCGTAATGTGTCGTTCATTACCTTGTCCTTATTCGACAACTTCTTGTCACGCTTCGACAACACCTTGTCTGCCTCCTGTGCGATCTTTCATCTCGTTGAAGGAGACGCTGATGCGTACAGGCATTACTTCCGACGGAGAGGACGGCGCCGCTGCAACGGCTGCCGGTCCCTCCCAGGTCATTCCCTTTCGCAGAGCCTGGGCGCCGCACCCTGCCTCTGTCACCGGTGACGGTCCCTCGTCGTCACCGGCAATTCCCCTTGGTGAGCTTGTGAACGCCGTTGTTTTGCGGCTCTCGAACAAGCGCATAAGGCTGAAAGTCTTGCGGGCCCCCGGCTTGGGAGGAGGAAAAGACGAAGGCCCGCGTTAGCCGGTGGAGGTGGCCGGCTAGTTCGTGTTCAGAAACGACTTTCGCGAACGTCCGCCAGGATCAGAGTGGCCAATTCGTCATCAGTCATTTTCAGGAACTTGTTCTCAGCGATCAGGTCGCGGCGCTCAGCAACGAGCCGCCCAATCTTGTCGCAGGCCGCCTTGAAGATCTTCGCGCCGATGACCGCGAGGCCGATGGAAGCACCACACACAAGCAAGGTATTCATGATCATGCAGCCCTCTTCTGATCTGAACTTGGATTGTACGGAGCGGCGCGGCTCACCTGCAGTCGGGGCAGCTTCACATTGCCTTCAACTGTTCGCTGGGCTGCCGCGTCTTCAGAGGTGGTTGTCCGGAGGTACTCGCTCATGCGACTTCCTCCGCCTTCTCGCGCATGGCGACGGTGCATCCGTGGCAATGCTTGTCGCCGTAGCCGCCGCAAGCTTCCGGATTCCGGCAGTTCGGACGGAGGGGCCATTTCGGCTTGGCAATGGAAGTGGTTGCCGGGCTTTCACCGGCCCCAGCATGGCTCACGCTACCGTCTTCCGTTTCCGGGAATGCCTTACGGGCGTTTTCCGCTGGCACGGCAAGGGCGATCTCGTCGCCTCGAAGCACGTCGCGGTCCATCTCGGTTGCCTCTTCAGGCGAATGGTTTGCCCGTTTTTCGTCCGGGCCAGACGCGCTTGCGACGGCGTTTATGTTTGCGCGCTCCGCGCTGCGGTCTACATCTTCGCCTCCTGCGTTGGCGCCGGAAGCTTCCGCCTCAGCGCTGGGGGATTCGGTCTCGCCCTGAGAGGCAGTGGCGATTTCAGTTTGATCGTCGAGGATTTCGCCGGTCTCGGCGTCGATCACCCCGGCTCCGAGCTTCATCGCAACAACATTGGAGAGAGCGACGTTTTCGGCGTGTGCTTCTTCCGAGATCAGGCCAGCAGCAACCAGCTCAGCAGAGAATGCCTTGTTGTCGTCCATCGCTTCGGACGTGCGGAGCTTGGTGCGGGCCTCGCGGTCAAATTTCTCAATGTTTTCTACGTGTGCGCGCGGCGCACGAGCGACGGTCGTGATTTCGTCGAAGATCTCATCGATCAATTCGCTCTTTTCGATCTCGGCGGCTTCGTCCTTGCGGATAGCGCGGCGCCTGCGGATCGCGGCCTTAACAGCCTCGATCTCGATCTTGACGTTCGGCTTTGCGACGCCTGCAGCAATCAACTGATCGCGGTATGCGTCGAAGGCTTCCCGCTTGCTCTCGTTGTAGGCTTTTATCGCCTCATCGATCTGATCAATTTCGTCCGCCAGTCCCTTGCGCGTGATCATTGGAAGCTCTCCATGGGGATGTGCTGCCACGATTTTCCACGAGCTATGCTGATGACCGTTGCGCGGTGCAGCGCGTACCTCTCCTCAAGTTCAGATACCTTTCGCGCGCCGCGACTGTTCTTGATCGCGCGGTACTCGCGCCGGATCGCAATGACATCGCTCTCGGTTATCTTCGCCTTTGGGTTCCTCTCCCCGACTGAGGGAGCGGTGCCATGAACGAGCATGTCAGCGTGGTTCTCCGCCCGGGTCGCCCAACGAAGTTCGCTGTAATGTGCGCAAGCTCTGGAACCGTTGCGATGCGCAACCTCGTGAGCCTCGGTAGGCGCTGGGCCGATGAAGGCCTCAGCGACCAGGCGATAAGCCGTGGCGTTTGTTTTGTGCCCATCTGGGGTGATGAGCGAATACCGCAGATAACCGTCAGCATCGATGTAACCGCGCGGGCGATCGCCAACGCTGCGGTGCGGCGCTTCGACCCGACGCCTGAGATCACCCCATTCGGAAATCTCGAAATCAGGGAACCGCTCGCAAACGCGCCATTCCATGGCGTAGGTAGCGTCGGAGGTCATCTTCCGCCCTCCGCCATACGGTTGAACTCGACAAACGCTGCCCGACGGGCGCGCCAATCAACTCTCCCAGCCACGAACCCGTAGGAGGCAGCATGGTAAGCGTCGGAAAGCTCGGAACCCCCGAGGAGCCCGTCTTCATCTTCGACGAGGGCGCGCCGGCCCTTTTCGTCGACCTGATCACGGAACTCGAAGTCGACGAGAACGACATCGTGCGTATCTCGTTCGGCGCCATGTCCAAGAACGGCGACGGTGTGGAGAAGGCCATGATCGCGGTGCGGATCAGGATGCCGAAGAACATGGCTTGGAAATTCTGCCGAGACCTGAGCAGCTTGGAGAGGTAAAGTCATTGCTCCGATACCTCAAAGAACGACTTAGGCTCGACCGCCCCGCCAGTGGCGCGGCAAATCTCTTCGATGACGCTCTTGCTTAGATTTTCACCGCGGATGTACCGGTGCACTTGCGCCCGGCTCTTGCCCAGCAATGCAGCAAAAGCTGTAACAGTGGTGTGTTTGTGGATGTAATCTTCGAGGGTCATGTAGCACTTATTGCTACACATTTAGGTACATGTCAATGCCAGTGTAACATTTTATGGCATAGAAGATGCTGCGAATCTGGCGGATAAGATGCCAATGACAAAGAACTGGCTTGATCCCTTCCTCAAAGCGTCGAAGTTTGCCTCTCAGGAGGAACTAGCCGAAGCCATCGGCGTCTCGCGCGCGACCATCAACCGCCTCGCAAACGACCACACGTTACTCAAGCGTGACCGAGCCAAGGTCCTGGCGGAGCTGCTGGAAACCACGGTTGAGGCTTTGCTTCTGAACCGGCCACCCCGCAACTCCCTGGTCTCGAGTTTTGATCCGGACGCAGAGGAAACCGTGCAAGAGCATGTTGACGATGGCTACACCCGCGAGCACTGGCACGCGCACGTCCAAGGAGCGATTCCGGAAATTGACGTTAAGCTCGGAGCTGGAGAAGGATCGATCGGAGGCGTCATCAACCTGCCGGTCAGCGCTTCGAACGTCTCAGGCCACCAGGTGGTGGCGGAATGGCTTATCCCAGAGGCATACCTGCGCAACGAGGCCAGGGCGTCGCCTTCACACACGCTGATTATGGAAGTCGTTGGAGATTCGATGTTCCCGACCTATTCGCCCGGCGACCGAGTGCTTGTCGATCTTTCCCAGAACAGGCTTGTAGCAGACACTGTGTACGCGATCAGCGACGGCTACTCCGAACCACAGATCAAGCGGCTGCAGCGCATCCCCTTCAGCGATCCTGTGCAAGTCGACATCGTGTCAGATAACGAGCATCTGCGCACGATCACGGTTGAACTCGACCGGTTGACGATAATCGGCCGGATCTGCGGCCACATCGCAAGGAAGTAAGAACGGCGCCTAAGCGTCGCCCCTCATCAGGAACCGTTCGTCGCGCGTTCGGATGTCCGCCACCACAATGCCTACGACAAGCGCGTCGAATTTGATGCGGCTCAGGCGGTGTATGCGGCTGCGCCTCTTTTCTTGGGACAGTTCAAGCCCGCCGCATCCGTCATAAGCGTTTGTCACTCGGTAGAGGTCGGCGACGCCGCCGACATCGACAAGATAGATGCCCTCCCCCTCATACGAAGCGCCGGCCCCAAGAGCGCGTAATCCCGTCCACCGCGGAGCGTCGGCTCCATAGCGTCACCAGTAACCGCATGTACGCGAAAGCGATCAGATTGGACGTTCTCAGTCGGTACGCTCGGAAAAGAAAATTCATGCATCATGCCCTCGTTGACGATTACCAACATCCCCAGCACCAGAGTGCGCCGGCACGTTAGCGCGACGCTCGCGGTTATCGACCCCAAAATTGAGGACGATCTAAAGTTGTGGATTGTCACAAACCGTCGCGATTTGTCATAGACAGGGGTTGGTCTTCAGAGCGCCCTTCCAGTTTGTGACAGTTCGATGACAGTCCACAGGAAAGAACCCATGCAAATCCATAGCGCGTTTTCTATTCCCTAACGCATGTGACTGATTTCCCAGGGCTGAAAACGAGGCTAGGCGGGCGATTGGGCGAACATCAGATTTTCGTAATGTAGAAAACTTGCTGTGATCGGGACACACCTCGCCAATCAAGACGCGAAACGCAAGGGCACTCGATTGCTACACGCCTGACTCGGGATGTAAGATCCTTTGCCTCATTTAATGTTACATCTCGGTTGACACTGTAGCACAAACTGTTACATTTGCTTCCATCAACACACGGCGGCGCCGGGAGATGAAAGCGATGATGACCAGCTTCTCAGTAGACTATGAATTCGAAGAGCTTCAGCTCTGCGACGAGGGCCTGATGGCCAACGGAACCGCAACGCTGGTCCACGACGGCGACGGCGAGTTCTATGTCGATGAGGTCGTTCTCATCGGCGGCAAGCGGCTGGACCGAAAGGGCACCGGCGCCTGGGGCTTTCCGAGCCTCGTCAATAAGGCTCTCTTCGAGGCCATTGCCACGCTAATCGAGAACGACAGCCACGCGCAGGATTTCTTCCAGAACGCGCTTGAGGAAGGCTCCGCGCCTGATCCGGACCGCGCTTACGACGAGCGCCGGGATCATGCCGCTATGGCGTGGGTCGCCTGATGAGCACGCACACTCCAGGCCCTTGGACGGTCGAGCCCCCGAGCGAACAGACGCCGCACATTTGGGTCAACGCTCCGAAGAGCAGCGGCGTCGCGAAGATCGAGACTTGCAATTACGACGACGGGCAAGGCGAGAGGCTGATTGATGAGGATTTCGCCAACGCCCGCCTGATCTCGGCCGCGCCGGATCTTCTTGATGCTCTGATCATGGTGAGAGACGCAGACGAGGATTGCCGGCAAGACGGATTGCCGACGATCCCGGCGCCTGCGCGCGCCAAAATCGACAGGGCCATCGCCAAAGCGGAGGTCCGGTCATGAGCCGCCCCGTCGCCCACGCGTGCGACCCTGCGCGTCGCTACTGCGAATGCGGCCACTGTGCCCTCCCGCCAGCTCGCAACATCGATCTGGACGGCATCAAGCAGTTCAACCGCGCCAGCTACTCCCTCGCCATGTCCCTGATCTTCCTGGCTGCCGTCCTCGGCGTGCTTGCTGCCGGCTTCTGGAATGCCGACCGGGTTCAGGAAGTCGTCGCCCACGAAAGGAACGTCTGAAATGGATGTGACCTCCACTTCCACCGATCTGATTATCACACTGCCTGCCGTTCCGAACGTTTCGACGTTTACGGACGAGGCTGAATTCAACAAGCTCTTTGAGGCTATCCAGGAGAAGGTCGACGAGCATAAGCCGGACGTCTCGACGAAGAAGGGGCGCGACGAAATCAAGTCGCTCGCTCACAAGATCGCGAAGACGAAGGTCGCTCTCGACAGGCAGGGTTTTGCCCTGACCGAGGAATGGCGCATCAACAAGAAGAAGGTCGACGAGACCCGCGGCAAGATCAAAGAGCGGCTCGAAACGCTGCAGGCGAGTGTTCGCAAGCCTGTCGATGATTGGGAAGCTGCCGAGGAAGCCCGCCTTGACGCCCTGAAGGATCGCTTCGCCGCGCTGGACGCCGGCCGCGCCGATGCCAATTGCCCATCCGATCAGATCAGGGCTGTTCTCACCGAGATCGAAGCGACCGAGATCGAGGAGGACTGGCAAGAATACCAGGACGAGGCCGCTCTAGCCAAGGAACGAGCTGTCAACGCTCTACGCCAAAACCTCGCCATTGCCGAGAAACGTGAAGCCGACGCTCGCGAATTGGAAGAGCTGCGTGCTCTTAAGGCTGCGAAGGAAGAAGAAGATCGCCAGCGGCGCGAGGCCGAGGAAGCCGCTGCCCGGTTGCGTGATCGGTCCGTCAAAGCTCGTCAGTACCTCGAGGAAGTCGAAAAGGGCTTCATTGGCGGCGAGCCGCAGCCCTGCGGGATCCTGATCTATGAGCTCGAGCGGAAGCTCCCGCCCCTGATCGATGAGCTCGGCGAATATGCCGAGGAACTGCATGCCATCCGGAAAGGCGCTCTCGCCAACCTGACGCTGGCGATGGAACGGCAGGCTGCGGAAGATGCGGCAAAAGCCGAGGAAGAACGCAAGGCTGCAGCCGCGAAGGCCGAGACCGACGCGAAAGAGGCGGCAGCCAGGAAGCAGGCCGAAGACGAAGAGCGCCACAAGCGCGAAGTCGAAGAAGCTGCCCAGGCCGAGCGTGACCGGATCGCCCTTGAGCGCAAAGCCGAAGAGGACACCCGCGCCAAGCGCGAGGCTGACGCCGCCCACCGGGCCAAGATCGCGACCGACATTGCCGACGCTCTCCGCACCATGTCCGGTCGCGCCACCCCTGAAGCCATCGCGGAAGCCCTGATCGCAGGGAAGATCCCGCACTGCACTGTGAGGATGTAATCATGAACCAGATTGCGACAGTCGAGCACGACACGCAGGTTGCTCCCTATCAGGATAACGAGGCCCAATCTGACGGCCTCCTCGGCGTTATCGAACGTCTCGCCAGCAACGATAAGATGGATGCTGATAAATTCGCCGCCATCATGAAGGTCCGCGCCGATGAACGAGCCGAGATTCGCCTGATCGAACGCGAGGACCGAGAAGACGCCGCACGCCGGGAATGGCTTGCCGCCTTCTCGTTGGTCCAGAAGGAAATCGGCCCGATCTTCCGCACCAACGAAAACGATCACACCAAGTCCAAGTATGCGGATCTTGCCGACATCGAGCGCGTGGTGACGCCCATCCTGACAAAGCACGGCTTCTCCACCACCTCTTGCCCGGTCCCTTGCGAGCTAGCCGGCCATATCCGTATGCGCCTGACGATCGGTCATTCTGGCGGGCACGAAAAGGTTTACGAGGATGACTTCCCGATGGACGCCACGGGCTCTGGCGGCAAGGTCAACAAGACGCCCATACAAGCCAAGGGGAGCACGCAGACGTATGCCCGGAGGTATCTAAAGGCCAGTGCACTCGATCTCGCCTTCCTGGACGACAAGGACGGCAATCCACCGAAGCCCGAGATAGAGACCATCTCCGAAGAGCAGTTGATGCAGCTTCGGGAAATGATCGAAGCCGCCGAGGCCGATGAAGCTCGCGTCTGCGCCATTGGCAAGATCGCGCGCTTGTCCGACATGCCCGCGTCCGACTTCCCCAGGGCCATGGACATGCTCAAGCGCCGCCAGCAGGAAAGGACCGGCCGATGATCCAGATCTTCGATTGCGACCAGAATTCTCCGGAATGGTATCAGGCCCGCGCCGGCATTCCGACAGCGTCAAAATTCCATACCGTCATGGCTTCCGGCCGTGGCGGCGGAGAAAGCAAGACGCGCAAAGACTATCTCTATGACCTTGCCGGCGAGATCATCACCGGCGAGCCGACCGAGAGCTATTCGAACTCTCACATGGAGCGCGGCCATATCCACGAGCCTGAAGCCCGCGAGATGTATTCCTTCATCACCGATGCTGAAATCCAGCGCACTGGGTTTATCCGAAATGGAGATAAAGGCGCGAGCCCTGATGGATTGGTAGGCAACGATGGGATGTTCGAGGCCAAGTCAAAACTCCCTCGCCTGCTGATCGAAAGCTTGATGCGCGACGGCTTCCCTCCGGAGCACAAGGCGCAATGCCAGGGCGCGCTTTGGGTGGCCGAGCGTGAGTGGATCGACATCGTCGTCTATTGGCCGAAGATGCCTCTCTTCGTGAAGCGCGCTTACCGCGACGGCCCTTACATCGTGTCGCTCGCATCGGCCGTGAAGCAGTTCAATGAGGAATTGGCAGAGATCGTTGATCGCGTCCGCCGCTACGGCCAGGAGCCGGCGCCGACAGTCACCAACGCCGAACTCCTGCAACACCCGTTGATGGCGGGCTGACCATGGCCCAAAGGAAGCAAACGTTCATCCTCATCAACGACCGTGTGCGAGAAAATGCGCTCTTAGCCATTGCGGCCGCCGGCGAAGGCACCGCCGTAACAATTGGTCCGAAGACCCGCAGCGGCGACCAGAACGCTAAGTTTCACGCGATCTGCACCGATATAGCCAACTCCCATATGACGTGGGCCGGCAAGAGGCGCGATGCTGAGGCGTGGAAGGTTCTTCTGGTTTCCGCCCATACAGTGGCGACGAAGAACGATCCTGGCGCTCCATCGCCTGAAATAGTTCCCGGCCTCGAAGGCGAGTTCGTCAACATTCGCGAAAGCACGGCGCGCATGTCCGTTGGCCGTGCTGCCAGCCTGATCACCTACGCCATCGCCTTCTGCGACACGAACGGCATTCACCTCTCGGAGACGATCCGTGGTGGCTTCCATGACGGCGCCAATGACTGGAGGGCGGCATGATGGCTCTCAAGGCATATGCCGTACTCGAGAAGGACGAATACACCGGCGATATCTATTTCGCGCCGAGGGCGATCGTCGCCGCCAAAGCCGGAGCGAACGAGTATGGCGACGGCGAGCTGTCCTATATCCAGTGCCGCCGTGCGCCTTGGGCCGACGCATTCGCCGGCAAAGGTGTTCCTGCAAAAGTCGCGGTCGACCACGGCTGGCACTTCGAATGCCACGGCTGCGGAATCCAAATCGATAGCGACCTTGAAGAAGAACACCGCCTGCCCGTCGAGGGCATCGTCGGCACCATGCACGGCGCCGTCTACTGCTGCGCCCGCTGCAAGTGGAAGTATATGAAGCGAGAGGCGAGGCGCAAGCAGGAAGAGGCGGCGGCGATCGAGGATTTCAAAGCGATCGTCCGCGCGAGGTTCCCCGATGCTGACTTCGCCGACGACGAATCCGAGTTCCGCGGTCACCACGTATACGTCACGCGAGCCGACCGCTCGGACTTCTGGCATCGCGGCCAGGTCATCGTCGCCTTCCGCTTTCCCGGCATGAAAATTGGCCCTGCGCACTTCCGCTTGGAGTCCTACCACCGGATTGGGCCCGCTATCGCGGGGTACACCTGCTGCAACGGCGACCGTGAGGCCTTCGAGGCTTATGCCGGCGCAACGAGGGCAAGACAATGACCGGCGCCGTTCGCTACTTCCACGGCGGGTTCGGCGGCCTGAACGTCGGCCAGTTCGTCGTGCCGCCGGCAGCCACGAAGGCGCCGTCGACCGCGCGCTTCGGCGCCGCCGGCGTCTGCAACACCAGCAAGGTCTACGTCTGCACCGACATGCACGGCGCTCTTCTCTACGCCTGTATGCACTGGTCCGGTTGCGGGAAAGTCTATGAGGTCGAGCCGATCGGCGAGTTGACGCCCGATCCTGATGCAGCGCGGGCGGGGTTCTCCTTCGAGTGCGACAAAGCGCGCGTGCTGCGAGTGATCCGCGTTCCCGGGAAAACCATCAAGCTAGTCCAGCGCGACATGCTCCAAGAGCAAAATCGCCCGCGCGAAGTCGTGCGGATGACGCGCAAACTGACAGGGAAAGCGTGATGGCCCGCGAGTTCTCCAAGAAGGTCCGCGCCGAAGCTTTCCTCCGCTGCGGAGGCAAGTGCCAGACGTGCGGGAGCGTTCTAAAGGTCGGCGAAGGCGAATACGACCACATCGTGCCTTATGCGCTCTCCGAGGATTCGACGCTCTCGAATTGCCAAGTGCTTTGCGTTCCCTGCCATCGCGGCGAAGGCGCGAAAACCTCCGACGACATCAAGGCCATCTCCAAGGCCAAGCGCAATTGGCTGAAACATACCGGGGCATGGCCGAAATCCAAATCGAAGATCAAGAGCCGCGGCTTTCCGAAGTCGAGAGAGGCACTCAATGCGAGGGAACGGACATGACGGATAAGATCACCCTGAGCGATCTGCAAGCAGCGCACGTTGAGCGCCAAGAGGAATGGTGCCCCGATCAGAAGCCGGATCTGTCCTTCCGCGGCAATGAGATGGCCGGCGAAGTCGGGGAAGCTTGCAACGTGATCAAGAAGCTTGAGCGCGAGCGCCACGGCTGGCGCGGTTCGCGAGCCACGAAAGAGCAGTTGGCGGAAGAACTCGCCGATGTCGTTCACACTGCGGTCCTGTGCGCCATCACAGCAGGGATTGATCTCGAACCGGCCGTTATCGACAAGTTCAACTCGACCAGCGAGAAAAACGGTCTCGCCTCCCGCATCCGCTCTTGCCTTCTCGATAAGCCGGAGGCGGTAGAGGGGGTTGCGGTGGACGGCTGGTATGACGGCGCGCCCGGAAAGCCTTGGGCTGAAGAATGGTTCATCGCCGAAACCACCTGGGGAGATCGCGTCGTTTTGACTGCTCTCCCGGAAGAATGGACCTACGACTTCAAGACGGCAGACGACACATACATCAAAGCCGACATGATCAAGCGTTGGATGCAATTCCCGGATAGCCAGTATATCGCCCCCGCCGATACGGACGCCGCACAGAGCGCGGGAGAGCGGCTGCGCGGCCTCATCCGTTGGGCTCACGACACGCTCTATGAAATCAACCCGAGCAACTACGACCACGATGAAGTCTGCAAGCTGAACGACGCCAGCGTTGAAGTGATCCTCGGCTTGGCCGTCGAACTCGGGGAGAAGCACGGCAAGTCGGATGCATGGTGGGCGCAACGAAACGCCATCAAGGGAGACCGCGCATGACGAGCTTGGTCGAGAGATTGCGGGAATACGCTGGATGGCGACTGCGTGCGCACCAGTCTGAGTGCACCGACCCTTTGTGGCCAAAGCCCACGGATATCGCGCTTGCCGAAGACGCAGTGAAAGAGATCGGCAGGCTTCGCAACCACATTGTCAGACTTCAGCACGAGCTTTCCGAATTGCTATTGGTCTCGACAGACAAGGCAACAGCTTGGGACGCTTTAAATGCGTCTCACCAGCGCGGGCGGCGGAAGGCGTTCGAGGAAGCTCTATCGCTCGTCTCTGACGACTATGGCGGGTTCGTTCCGGATACGGATTTCGGCGTTGGATATAAGCGCGCCTGCGAAAATCTCGCCGCCGCCATCCGCCAGCGCACCGAGGAGAAGCCATGATCCCCGACCTGACCAACGCCACCGATGCTACGCGCGAATACTACGCCCTCCCGGAGGACATTCGTTCCACCGTATCTACCATCGTAGGAAACCCTCCTAGGCCGATGAGCACGATGGAGATCATGCTGGCTATCGGGCAGGCGATTGCCGGAGAGCGCCAGCCCTGCGCCGAATTACCAGGAGACGATGAAGAATGAGCGATAGCGCCTACCTCCTCCTCACCAGCGAGCAGACGGCTGAAATGCTCAACGTCTCCATCAAGACCTTGCGCGAATTCGTCAGGGCTGGCGATATAGCCTACATCCCGCTGGGAAAAGGGCAGGCAAAGCCCCGCCTCGGCTTCCACATCGACGACATCAACGACTTCATAAAGAGCCGGAGAACGCGCGCGTGTCCGTCTACAAGCCAAAGAACAGCCCGTATTACCACTTCGACTTCCAAGTCGCCGGTGTACGATATCATGGCTCTACGGAGACAGCGAACCGCCGAGAAGCAGAAGCCAGGGAAAAGATAGAGCGCGACAAGGCCAAGGCTGCGGCCAAAGCCTCGAAGAATGCCTCGGGCGGACCGCTCACGATTGCCGTGGCGACCGGCCGCTACTGGTCCGAGGTCGGCGAGCGGCACGCAAACAGCGAGACAACCTGGACAGATATCAACCGCCTCGTCGATTATTTCGGCCCAACTAAGCTGCTGTCCGACATTTCGGACGATGATGTCGCCAAGCTCGTCCAGTGGCGCCGGTCTCAGAATGCCTGGGGCCGCGAGCAGACGAAAGATGAAAAGCCGATGCGGCTTGTGTCGGCCGCGACGGTCAACCGCTCCACCACTCTAGTCTTGAAGAAGATTTTCACCCGGGCAAAGCGCACGTGGAAATATGAATTTCCGATCGAGCCCAGCTGGCGCGACCATTGGCTTCAGGAGCCGAAAGAGCGTGTCCGCGAGTTGAAGGCCACCGAGGGCGCAGCGATCGAGCTTGCGACCAGGTCGGATTTTCAGCCGATCTTCGATTTCGTGCGCGCGACCGGGCTACGACTCGAAGAGTGCATTCTGCGCTGGTCGGAGGTCGACTGGCAAACGGGATGGATCACCAAGACCGGAAAAGGCGGGCGCATGGTCAAGACCGCCATCACCAGCACCGTGCGCGATATCCTGCTGCCGCTCCGCGGGCACCACCCTGAATTCGTCTTCACATACCAGGCGGCGCGGACTCGAACCGGGAAAGCGTCATACAAGGGAGATGGGGAAGGAAGAAAGAAGGGCGACCGGTACCCGATCACCTATAGCGGCCTCAAGACGCAGTGGAAGCGAATCAGAGCAAAGGCCAAGGTCGAAGATTTCCGATTCCACGACTTCCGCCATGATCTGGCGACCAAGCTCCTACGAAAGACCGGGAACCTGAAAACCGTCCAGAAGGCATTGAGCCACGCCGATATCAAAACGACGACGCGCTATGCGCACGTCCTCGATGAAGAGGTCGCCGAAGCGCTCGAATCGCTTTCCCGCTCGAAGCGAGCACAAAGGAAGAACAAATGA